GCAACGAACAGCCCGTTGCCATAGGTCACTGAGTACCAGGTCGCGCTAACTGGTAGCGCCCGCTGCGTCCAGGTAATGCCATCGGGTGAGGTGGCCGCGATGGCGCTGTTGCTGGCTACTGCGACGAACAGCCCGTTGCCGTAGGACACTGAGTACCAGTTCGAGCTGACTGGCAGCAAGCGCTGGGCAAACTCGAAGTATGGATCGCCGATCAGCCCCACCTCTGCGTACAGGTCAGGGTAGGCCGATTGCAAATACAGGCTACCGTCTGCTGGTAGATATCCTGGCACTACGTCTCTAGCAGTAAGCAGGATATCGCCAATCGCTTGGCCTCCTCCACCACTCTCAATCACCAGATCGCCGGAACCCAGAAGTGGCGCGCCGTTGATGGTCTTGATGTTCGTGCCGGAGACCAAGGCGTCCTGCTTGGCCCGCATGTCCGCCCCGACTGCGGCGAAGCCGGCCTCGATGGCATCGACGAGCTTACCCATGGTTTAGGCCTTCGCTGCGACGTAGGCTGCGGTGAAATCCGTTTCTGGATCGCCGATGCCGATGTTCTGGCAGGCCTGCAATTTCTGTGCGGTGCTGAGCACCTGCGCCTCATCGAAACGCACACGATTGGACAGGCCGGTGGCGATGGTCTGGGCGAAGTTGGGGTCGTCACCCATGGCCGCGGCCAATTCACGGAATGTGTCCAGCGCCCCAGAGGCGCCATCTGTCAGCTCGGTGCGCAGCGCGGCGAGGCGCAGCGACAGCTCTTCGTGAATCTTATCGGCGGACCAGGTGGCGTCGAGCGTGCCGTCGCCAGCGGTGTCATTGATTAGCGAATTGGTCAGCTCGAACAGCTCAGCCAGCGCAGCCGCGAGACTGGCCTTGGTGGTGGTCGGCAGGCTGGAAAGGTCGCCGACCTGACCACGAGTAGCCTTGATGTCGGCACCCACGGCCTGTGCCAGGGCGATCAGTTTGGTTTCGAGACTCATGGGTTATCCCTTTGCAAGAATGTAGTAGGCGAGCGGGTCGGGGGTGAGGTCGTCACGGACGTAGAGGCCGTCCGGGCGGCTCTCCAGGCGGTTATTGGCAGCCGGGCTGACGGGCGCCAGGGACTGGAAGTACGCCTCTATCGAGCCGCTATTGCCCTGATCAAGCCAGACCTGATATGCACTTTTGCCGGGGTCGCCTTTGGCCTCGGTGATGGTCAGTACCACCGTCTGGGTGGTGTCGGTGACCGTCAGCTGAGTGGCGTCGGCGCGGTCGTTGACCGTGAGAGTGACGGTGCTGGCCATGTCAGCGTGTCCTGTCGGGAATGACAGGCTGAGCGCCGCACAGCCAGGTTACGGTTCGACCGCCCGCCAAGGTGACTTCGAGATCGTATTCGAGCCGCCCCACCGGCCAGCCTGCCGTTACCTCTGCCGCTACGTCAGGCAGACTGACCAGATTGCCGCTCACCACAGCCGGCCAGTCGTACACCAGGCCGCCGTTACCTGTGCGTAGCTGCAATCGCGCCGAAAGCAGCTGTGCAGGCTCGCCGTCTACGCTGATCTGCACACTCCACCCGAGCAGGGTGTCACCCCGCACGAACGGCGTCCGATCATATTTCGCGACCGTTGTTTTCATATCCCAGCCCCATAGTTCTGAGGCTGAGGATATGGCAGCCATCACGCCGCCCTGTCGGCTACTTTCCCGGCAATGGATGGCGCGCGCTTAATGGCTCTGCGTAGCCTTGCGCTCTCGGCCTCGCAGCACTTGCACCAGCTGCGGTAGTGCCCCTGCGACGGGATGAAGCTGAAAAACTCCTCATCGAGCGGCAGCCATTCTTGGCACTGGCCGCACAGTTTCTCGGTGCCTTCCGGGGTCTTGCGGGTATTCAGCTCAGGCCAGCGCGCCTCCAGTACGCGCCGATTACGCTGAGCGACTGCGAACTCACTCATGCGCCCCGTCTCCTGGCTGCACTGAACGCCTGCTGCATGGCGTTCGCCGCCTCCTCGGGTGATGCCGTCAGGCGGATCTCGCAGATCGCCCTGGCGCGCTCGCAGTCGGCCTCATCGAACAGGCCGAAATGGCAATCCGCAACTGACTTGCTCATTTGCTCAGCCAGCCAGCGATAGGCCTCGCTGCGCCCCATGATGCCGCCGCTCTGCCACAGCTGCTCGAACGGCTTCTTGCAGACGTTGCGCACCTCGCGCAGCTTCTCGTCAGCCAGTGTGCCCAGCGGCAGGTTCGTGAACGGATGCAGACCCACGCGGGCGCCGCAGCACTCGCAGCGGTAGACCCATGGCCAATCGCCGTAGGTGCGGCCGCCGTAGATCGCCGCATGGCCAACAATACGAACATCGCCGTTGCAGTACCGGCAGATGGTCGGGATCGGCAGCGGGTCTTTCACCCGCGCGATGGCCTTCTTGCTTGGGTTCCAGGGGGTTTTCACTTCCATGCGCGATGCGCCTCCTGCGCAAACTTGACCAGCACCACGAGCCAGAACAGCGGCCAGAGGTAGGCGCGGCGAACGAACACGCCGAACGGGCTGCGCATTGAGTTGATCGCGGTCAGCACCACGCCGACCCAGTAGGCGGTTATGGCAGCATCCAGGCTCACAAGCTCAGCTCCTGATACTGCCCCTGCTCGGCACGCATCTGGTCAGGGCTGATCCGCTGCAGGCTGCTGCAACGGAACACGGACCGCTTGCTTGGTAACAACGGCTTGCCGCTGACCGTGCTGTTCTTATCGAACAGGCCCTTGCAGAGCACGACACCGGCATGAGGCACTGGCCCGCGCGTCTGGAACACGTCGTTGTCGTAGGCGACCAGCTCATGCCCTTCGGTGAACAGCGCCTCGACCTGAACCGTGCGGCCGATGTAGCTGGGCACGCCGCAGCTGATGATGATGGCGAGGTCGCCAATGCGCAGCGGGCTCATGCGGCCTTCTCCAGCGCCTGATTCAGATCCTTCGCCGCCTTGGCTTCTGCCTCTGCCTTGACGTCCTGCCAGTGCGCAGCGGTGGCTAGCAGCGCGTTAAGTGCGCGAATGCTGACCGACACCGACTGATCGCCAAGCGTGCTTTCGCCGCTGCGGTAGCGCTCGACCAGCGCCAGCACCTCCTCGGGCACCTCCTGCGCCAGGCGGGTGGCGGCGACGGCCAGATCAGTGGCCAGGGCCTTCGGCACGCTGGGCGCCGTGGCCTTCTTGATGGTCGAGCTGGTGACTTTGGCCTTGCCCTGTTTCTTGGCCTCCTCGTGCTGGCGCTGTATCTCAGCGGCGGCGTTCTCACCGTGCTGGCGGATGATGCTGACGGCGGTGCCTGGGGCGATCAGGCCGGCGGCGATCTGCGCATGCACGTCCTCACCGGCGCGCCCCAGCTTGAGCATTTGCTCGACATGCTGACGGGTTTTGTTGACCAGCCTAGCTATCTCGTCGGGGCTCAGCCCGTCGTTGTCCTGAAAGTCCATGTACAGGTCGGCCAGGTCTAGCGGCTCCAGCTCCAGCTGGCTGTTGCTGGTGGCGATGCGCGCCTTGCGCTCCAGCGCGCTGCCAGCGAACGGCTTGAACGGCACCATGGGGATCTCGTAGCCCTCGGCTTCGAGCAAGCGTAGGGCGCGGGTGCGGCGATGCCCCTCGACGACGATGATGCCGTTCTCAGGGTGCGGGTAGGCTTCGATCTGCGGCAGGTACTGCGCCAGGTCTTTGAGTTTCTTCTCGCCGCGCGCTTCGGCGTCACGGTCGATCAGGAAGTCCGCCAATTCGCGGATGCTTTTGTCCAGACGCTCGCCCTCGCGGCGCTTGTTGAACCCTTGGTCGATGAGAATGTTCGACAGGGCGATGAACATGCCTTTGTCGGTGCGCTTGATCAGCTTCGCGCTGAGCATGCTGGCGATGGTGTTGTTACGTGTTGGCTCGGTCATTACAGCTGGCTCCTGCGCTTCTCTTGGCGGCGCTTTCGTTTGGCTTCGGCGGCAGCGATGGCAGTCGCGGCGGCCTGCTTGTCTTGGGTGGCGGCATGGCGGGCGGGCTTAGCGCCCGACGGTCGCATGGCGAGTCCTGCGGTAGATGCGAGCGCTACGGCCAGCATCGTCATCAGGCGGCTCACGCGGCGGCCTGCTGCGCCGGCGTCTTGCTGGCGGCCAGCATGGCCTTGTGGGTCGCCAGCGCCAGGTCGTACTCGCTGCCCAGGATCTCGACCCAGCCCTCGCGCTCGGTTACGGCGGTCTTGAAATACAGCGCACCGTCCTGCTCGAACGACTGGAAGCCACCCATCAGGATCGAGCCCCAATCGGTGCCCAGCGCCTCCCACAGCGGGTCGCGGTCAGCCTTGAACTCGGGCCGGTGCTCGCGGTAGCGGGTATTCAGCTCGGCAAGCTGCTCGATCTGCTGGCGGCGCTCTGCACCCTTGCTGCCACGGTTTGGCGCGGTGCGCGGCGTCTGAATGCCACCGCGCGCCGGGAGCGGCTTTGTCCACAGCGGATCAGTCATCGCCGGCGTGAACCTCAAGCCGTAAAACTCTCGACCGTCCACGCTGGTGATGAACACCGCCTTGGCGTTCGGGTAGCGCGCGGCAAAGGCCTGACCCAGCTGCTGCAGGGTTTCGCAATCGGCCTCGTACTGGCGATTGGCGGCAATGACCTTCTGATCGGTTGTCTTGTAGGTACGCATGGTTTCCCCCAGGCCTTACGCGGCCGAGTCGATGAAGTAGTTTTCAGCCATCGCAGCCGCGATCACGACGTCACCCCGCTTGACCAGCACGCTGTTGCTGCGGGTTATGACGATGCGCACGCCAGGCAGCGCCATGGCTTCGTGAAAGCGACTTGCAGTGCAACGCTTAACCCGCATATCGCGGGCGATACGGGCGCGCTTGATGCAGTGAAGGGTGGCGGTAGTCATGGGCATTCCCTCGCTCGATGGGTGGCTGATTCGATGTAGCAGATGCTATAGCAAGCGACTTGCAAGTGTAAAGCGTCCGTTATCTGTTTTGTTTAGCTTTTGCTATGTTTCGGAAAGGTCGAGCAGGCACAAAAAAGCGCGGCACCATTGCTGGCCCGCGCTTCGCTTGTCGCTGGGGATGAATTACTGCGGCTGGATTGGCCTGGCTGGATTGAACGCCTCGCACTTCACAGCCTTAACGCCATCGGGATAGCGCTTGATCACCTGCATGGATGCGAACGGCAGTGCGCTGCAATCGTCGAGCTGCTTGGTGCAGGCGCGGCACATGGAGCCTTTGGGCTGGTGCTCGGTCACTTCGCAGAGCATGGCATGCCATCCTCACCGAGGGTCATGGTGTAATGCTCGCCGGTGTTGCCATTCTGATCGACCGCATCCTGGCGACCGGTCTGATCGAAACGCAGATCAGCGCCGGCAAGCTCGCGCAACGTACTCATAGGACGCATGGAAGGGCATGACATGCCGCCGCCGTGCTCTCCATGGCAGACCATGCAGCGGCGCGCTTCCAGGGTGTATGCAGGCCCCGCTGGTGCCTGCCTAGGCTTCCCTTCAACCGGCCCGAGGTCGGGCGCCAGCTTGTGCTCACGGTCTCCGCCCATGCACTCGCCGATCATCGGCAGTGCCACGCGGTCCCTAAAAGCAGCCTCAGCCGCCAGGGCCGCGTAGCAAGCGCGATCCTCAAAAGAATCTGACTTGTATGCGCCCTGCTTGGAGCGCACCAGTTTCAGCAGCTCCATGAAGTTCCAGCCGTCCTCCTCGGACAGCGGCACCTTGAGCTTTTCGGCGATTAGCTCATTGAACATGGCGATCACCTTGCCGACGGAGCGTTCGCCCTGGGGCTTGTCATAGGTGACGGCACGTTCTGCCAGGTGGTCGATACCCGCTTGCAGGATGCCCGCAGCGGTCGGCTTGGCGGGCATGGTCATTGAAGGGCTACCTTCTGCATGGCTTTGATCCTTTCAAGGTCGGTTTGCAGGAAAGCCACATTCTGCACCGCCTCCTGCACCCGCTTTTCGGCTCGCTTTACAAGATGGGCATGCGCCGCCTCCCAGGACCGATGAAGCTGGTTCGGGCCACCCTTCATGTAGCGGGTCGGGCCGAGCGCGCCGGACGTGCTGATCTCGCGCACCTGCCATGATTGCGGCGCCTCGCTGATCAGCTCCACGAGGTCGATGACGTCGAGCCAGTCGCAGGTGCGATACAGCACGCGGGCGGTCATGGTGCCAGGATCGGGCCGCCGACATGATCGAGCCACACGACCAGGCCCCACAGCACCACAATGACCAGGACGGCTATGGGTACGTTGTATTCACCCATTGCCGGTCTCCGCTGCGGCCATGGCGCGCACCGGACGCCCACGTTCGTCGTACTCCGGCCTCGCTGGCGGATAGGCCTCTGCGGTCATCGCCTGATCTAGCGCGGCGCGCAGATTCTCGTTGTAGTTCTCTCCCACCACGCGCTCGCACGGCTCAGCCATGAAGTGCCCGACGATCTCGATGCTGATGCTGCTGTCGCCCGCGTCGCCGTTCGGGCTGCTGAGAAAGCGCACGTCCCAGCACTCTTGCTCGATGGCATCTAGTCGCGTCTTGTCCTTTTGCAGCGCCTCGACCTGGGCGCGCAGCTGGTCGCGCTCAGCCTCTGCAGCCTCTAGCGCGTCGATCATCTGCAGCACGGTGGCGGGTCCGGCAGACTGGGCGAATGCCTTCTCGCAGTTGGTCATGCCGATGCCTGGCTCCCACGGGCCATCCTCCTGGGCTACTTCCGCCGCCAGTCTCAGGCCTGACCAAGGGGTAACCCCTTCCGCACCTACAGGCTTGGCGCGGCGGCTACAGCCTGAAAAGCACCATTCCGGGCAAGGGTCAGCGCGGTATCGCTCGATTGTCTCCATGCGCTCGCCCGCCGCCAGCTTGCGGCGCTTGAACTCGGCAGCGCCTTCCTCGTTGCCCTCTACCCAGCACGCCGCGACAACGTGCCCGCACGCGGCATAAACAACGTGCATTGTTCCAATTGGATCACTGTTCACTTCGCCTCTCCCTGCGCCTCAGCGCTCCAATAAGCACCATCACAGCCCACGAGCCCCTTTCTTTTCAAACGCTGCAGGGCCTTACTGATCGTTTCGCGACTCTCGCCTATGCTCCCGCGCATTGCCCAGGCCGTAGAGCCTTGAACGCCGCGCAGGTGCGTCAGTACCTTTTCGTCGAGCTGAGCATTCATTCGCTCGCAGCCTCCTCGAATCGGGCCATCTGGTTCTGCAGAAGGGCGCCCATCTGCGCCTTGTCCTGCTGATCGAGCACCGGCACCGGTACGAACAGGATGCCGGCCTGCGCCAGCTCCCGAGCCACTTCCAGCGCCTTGCGGATCTCTGCGGGGGATGCGCGCTCAAGCATGGGTCGCGCCTCCTTTGGCAGCCAGGGCAGAGCGCCCCAAGGTGCGGATTGCGCGCTTTGCGTTACCCAGCTCCTGCCTTGCCGTTTTCCGGCGCAGGATCAGCTGATAGGCGCGCTTGCAGTGGCGGCAAGCAAACTCGCTACCCGCACTCAAGGCGTCGGCGATGCCGTCTTCGCCCAGGCCCGTTTCCCCGTAACCGCAATCGCTTGGCTCCCGATGGTTGAACGCTTGCCAAAGGTGCGTTTTGAGACGGCCCTTTTCGTCGAGCATCCACTCGTTATCCGCTGGCATGCGGCTTATCGGGCAATGCCCCAGCTTCACGCCTATGCGACGGGTCAGGCCGGCAACTTCCTGCGCTGCCCGCTCGTGGCGAATGATCGCGCTGAGTGCCTTGCCGCTCATGCGTCACCGCCGTGGGCTGCGCGGCGTGACTTGATCAAGCGAACAACCGCATCTAGGGCGTCCGATACGTTTTCCGGTGATGTACGCACGCCCAGGCCGCTGTTCCTGCGATGGCGTACCGTTTCTTGGTATACAGCGTGGCCGTCGAACAGCTCATCCGGTAGCTCGCCCTGCGCTGCGGCCTGCTTCAATTCTCGAATACGCTTCTCAAGGCGACGCACATGCTCAGCCTGCGCTTTCATCTTCTTTCGCATCCCGATGATGTTTTCTGCCTGCTCAGTCATGGCTGCTCTCCTGCTTGGGGCTAGGTGTGGCGGACAGGGCGGCGCTGGCCATTCGCAGTCGGAAGTCTCCCGGCTCTCGACAGTAGAGCGCGCTTGATTGGGTGTCGCGATAGACGATCACCTCATCCGCAAAACGGCCTGTCGCCTTGAGTACGCCAGCCGTAGTCGCCCGCCCGATCAGCTCATACTCACCACCTTTGCCGATGCAGGTGTAACGCCCACTCTGCTCCGGCTGCGGGGCGGTCCGACAGTGCTGGCACTTCTCTCCGTAATAGTCATGCCCAGCCCCGGCGCACCAGTCGCAATCATCCTGCGGGGCGGTCTGCGTGAAGACAGAACCTGCGATCAAGGACAGCAGCTCATCGGCCATGTCAGTGGCGTGGGTGAGTCCTTCTTCCAGCCCTGGCAAGTCGGTGGCGTCACAGCCTCCTTGGCGTAGATAGCGTGTCAGGGCAGAGATTTCGTCTAGGCCCTCGACTAAGCGATCTACCGGGAGGGCGGTCTGCGCGATGGGGGCGGTGTAGAGTGTTGGCGCCTTGCCAAAATCCGGCATCGCGTACAGTTCGCAGTTGCCAATCTTCCGGCCGGTCAACCATCGAAGAACGCCGTCCTCCGCGCAAGCCATGTGCTGCAACTTCACCGGCTGCTGCTCGGTCTGCGCGGGGCGGTTATCGTTGAGGCGCAGCAGTTCGCCGGCCGCGTTCAGCAGCTGCGCAATCTGGCCCTTCGCTGAATAGCTGGCACCTGACTCGATGTGAAAGCCGTTTCGCTCGAAGATCATCAGGATTTCCTCGGCTGACAACTCCCGCTCATCCTGCGCCAGGGCTGGCTCGTTTCGTGGGTCCATGCCGCCATCAGAAACAAGGTCACTGTACTTCGCTGGGGTTGGCTCTACCGGCTCGGCCTGCTGAGCGAGAATCAGACGAAGCCGGATAAGGCCGTGAATAACATTGTCCTGCCCCGACCCCAGCTTGGCCCGCCATGTCCTTTCGATCATTTCCGCCAGCTCGCGTGGCAGTGTCACGGCGTTATTCATGGGCTGCCTCCCTGATACTGGCTCTATTGGCTCGACCTGCTGGGATAAAACAGCGTCAATGCGGCCCTGCATGTCCTTCGTCAGCCCGCTGCTGTTGTGCCGGCGGATCTCGCGCAGCAAGTCGTTTGCTTTAGTCACAGTGGCCGCCCTCGCTTACGTCGATATCAGTATCTGGCGCGCCATGGCGACCGCCGGACAGGGAATGGAGCAGACCAGCACCTGTCAGGCCTAGCGACTCCATGCGGCGCCGCGCCCTGTTGCCGTTGCCTGGCGTGAACTCAGGAATTTCATTATCCGGCTCGGCCTGCTGGGATGGGGCCGCTCGCCCCATTACGACCTCGAAACCTTGGCGGATCTCGCTTAGGCGCACCTCTCCAACAAGGTCAACATTTCTAAGGGCTGTGCCTAGAAATTCCAGCACCTGCCGGTCTGTCCACTGTCGAGGATCGAGCGCATCACGCTCGAACACCTGCCCCTTGTTTTCACACTCCATAGAGCCCCCTTTGGCTTGATCCAGAAACGAAAAAACGCCGCCTGCATGATGGACGACGCTTTGTCTTTATGCGTAGCGAATGCTAGCACATACCAATAACAGACGCTAGACGCCAGCTGGCATATCAGCAGGGTCGTACATGCGCCGCGTTGTGGGGCATCGACGTAGTTTCGGCAGGCCTGCCGTGCAGGTGTTGCAGCCGTAGTTATAGCCGTCGCGAGTCGGGCTATCGGGGGCCGCTGGCGTGAACTGATCGAGCGGCTTATGCGTGTTGCACTTGAAGCACCAGCGAGTCACGCCGACACCTGGGCGACCGTCCAGCAACTCGAATGCTCGACGAGCTGCGCGACCGAACTGCTCAGCACGCATTTCCTCCTGCATGTCATCCGCTGCCGGTGTTCCCGTGATATGGCCGATCTCATGCGCCAGCATGTGCAGCACCAAGGCGTCCTCGGTCGCCGGATCTGCCCAGGCATGGATGGTGTTGGTGCTCGTATCGACGAACGCCCAGCAGCCCTGCATGCGCATACCCTTGATATCGGCGCCGCCCTCCAGCTCGTACTCTTGCCCGTGCTCATCCTCGCCGCACATAACGCTGTCGGCCATCAGCTCGTCATAGGTCATGCCTTCGCCAATAGCGACCGGCTCCCACATGGCGCGATGCACCGATTCCGGTGACTCGTGCCACTGAATCGTCACAGCCGGCGGTTCGGGGTCATAGCGAGGCGAGGCGTGCTTAGCCACCCATTCGATATAGGCCTGACGACCCGCCTTCACCTGTTCGCGAAGAACGTCAATCGTGTGCGGCTGGTATAGCCCGCCCTCGGACTGCTCACGCACCCAGGTCAGCACTGCAATCGACTCAGGGTAGGATTCCAGCTTTCGGCTAGCCAACCGGATCGTGTCGCGGTATCGGTACGCCTCGGCCTGCGCAGCTTTCCAGCGAGCCCGATACGCTTTCGCCAAGCACAGGTTGAACACCACCAATCCGATCAGCGCCGCACCGATTGCCAAGTTGAACCAGCTACCCATTATCACCACCCCGCATCGAACAGTAGATTGGCCAGGCAGATCGCCACAATGGCACCACCGCACGCTAGCCGCAGGAAAACGAGCGCGCGCATCATGCGGCACGCTCCCAGGTCTCGAAGGTGCAGCCGTCGCCAGGCTCGCTCGACACCAGCGACCACGACGCATCGAAGGCCGGAAAGAACGCATCGCCCTCGGGCGACTGATGCACTCGGGTCAGCAGCATGCGCGAGGCGTGCGGCAAGGCCATGGCGTAGATTTCCGCGCCACCGATGACCATGATCTCCAGCGACTGCGTATAGCTATCCAGCTGCTCGAACTCGAACGGTGGCGCGGCGTATGCCAGCGCGTCGGTTACGCGCTCAGGGTCACGGCTCAGCACGACGCATAGCCGGCCTGGCAGCTTGGTCTCGGGCAGGCTCTCCCAGGTCTTGCGACCCATGATGCAGGTCTTGCCCATGGTGGCGGCACGGAAACGGCGCAGATCCTCGGGCAGGCGCCAGGGTAGATCGCCCTGATGGCCAATGACGCCGTTATCCGCCACGGCGGCGATGATGGTGATCATGCTTTCCCTCGCTTGATTCGCCGCCTTTTGCGGCTTTGCCTTCGGATGAATGGCGGCAGATGGCCCGCGACGCTTCGCCGACAGCCGCCCAGGTTCCGCCAGACGATTGCCACGTAGAGCCAATGCGGAGCCGCCCTGACGACAGATAGACGCCGCAGGCTGCCACCGGCCACCATGACCTTGTACGGTGTCACTCCCGTGCGTTGGCGAGCCTTCTGGACACGGGCACACATACGCACCTCGCGAGGGTGATTCAGACCGTTGGATCGTAGATAGGCCATTACCAATTCACCCCCGCATGCCCTTCGTCTCTGTCGCGTTCCCGCCAATCCATGACCGCCGGTATCACCAACACGAAGACTGAGAAAAGGATGAACATAAGCCACTCATGCCAAGCCATCATTTCACCGTCCCGCCTGCGGCCTTTATGAATGACCCGCAAGCTTCTATTGCCCCGTTGACCATGTTCGCAGCGCCCACCGCCCAGTCATCGTCAGCTTCAAACCCAATAGCCTCGCGCGCATCGGCTGCGGTTATCGCTGGCGGCAGCTCGACCACGAACGGAGCCGCAACGGCTGCGCCACCCTTCCATTGGACGGCATAAGCGGCTTTCAGGCGCTCACCCAGCTCGGCGGCCAGCTCGTGCTGCTCGGGCGAGCACATATCCTCGTCTTCGATCTCGTCGCGCATGTAGCGCTTGGCGTACTCCTGCACGCTGTCGCGCAGCTGGCGCAGGGCTTCCAGTTCGGCATACAGGCCGGCGGGGATTCGTTGTGCATGGCTCATGGGCAGCACCTCGGCGATCCACCGCAATGGTGCTGGTAGTTCTCAGGGTCGCCGATCTCATCCAGCCCAACGGGCAGGGGCTTCCACTGCTCGCAGCAGCAGCACACGGCATGCACTTCGCCGTCAATCCTGCGAAAGCCCTCGGGCAGATCGGGCGTCATGTGCAGGTCTGCCTCGATAGCAGAATCAATCGCCCTATCCAGCGCATCACCATCCACTGCGGCCGCACTGCCATTACCCGACGAGACATAGACCAGACCAATCGTGCCGGCCGGCCCCATGTCCTCGACCGCTGCATCACTGCTGCGATCCGCGCTGCGCAACCACCGATAACGGGCCGCATCCTTCTGCGCCATATCCAGCTGCTCCAGCTGCATATCGACCACTACCGAGGCGAGCGACTGCAGATTGGCAAACCTTCGGCCCGCAAACATCGAATCGAAGATACTGGCGAGCGGCGACGGATTCTCCTTGTCCCAAGGGCTGATCTCGCACTGACCGTCCGCGCTATACGCGACCTTCGCGCTAAGCGCAGCGCCAATGACCGTCAGCAGATCGGCATCCGCAACCTGCACCAGCTGACGACTGCGTATGTCTGTTACGGTCACGACTCACCCCCGAACATATCGACGGTCTTGTCGCAGCGGGTTTGCTCCGGCACTTGGCGCGGGTGCTTCTGCAGGTGTTCCAGCACCTCGTCGTAAACGGCGCCTGCGATATCTTCATCGCTGGGGTTTGTGTCGCTCAGGGTCAGATTCAGGCCCATCGGCTCGCGCTCGTGACCCTCCCCTTGAAAATGAACTTCAACCAGCAGCGTCAGCTGTTGCTCGGCCATCAGACCTTCTCCTCGATCAACCCGAATTGCAGACAGAACCAGCGCCACAGGATCGGGTGCATCCTGGCTACGCCGGCTTCGTACTTTTGCCACTGGCGACCTGTGACGCAAATCACTTCGGCCGCCTTGGCTGCGGACAGGCCCGACTGCGCGCGGGCAGCGATGACCTGTTCCTTGGTTGGGCGCTTAGGCTTTGCCATCGGGCTCCCGATCCAAAAAGCGGACCTGATTGGCGCAGTAGGTTTCGACGTCGCCGTTTTCCAGCTCGACGATGGCGACCGACACCTCGCAGGCGCCGTCACCGAACTCCTCGAACTCCTTGCCCCAGCCGTGGAACCGGCCGCGTGCAATTTCCTTAGTTACGAAGGTGACGCCTTCCTTGACGCGACCCGACACGACGACGGGGCGCAGGCTGGCGACGGGCGACGGCTTGGGGCCGGCGAAGTTGTGCGGCATGGCAATAGCTTGCTGTTGTGCTTGCATGGCTGTTCTCCCGTGCAAATGAATTGCGGGCTCAGAGGCCCAGGTCTGAGGCTGGAATGCCCAGCGTGTTGGCCCATTTTCGGCCGATACCGACGACCTCCAGCGACTCGGATTCCCCAAGCGTCTCGAAAGCCGTGACCGCATGGTTCAGCACCAGCTCGCGGCACGTCTCGCGGGAGGCGATGCGCAGGCAGCTGCCCAGCGTCACCGGGCTGAGGATCAGCGTGCCGACCCATGCGCGCCCCTGAAAGGGCTGGCAGTCGATCACCACGCCGTTGCACACGAACCAGCTGGTGAAGTCCTGGCCTTCGTCGGCGAAGTCGATGCGGTAGACCAGCTCGGCAGTCGGTCGCTCGGGGTAGCGAAAGGCGCTAGACGCAGCAATGTTGCAGATGGCGGACATGGTGTCGCTCCTTGGCAGTCCAGGCGGCGCTGGCGTGATATTCCAGCTCTCGGCAGCCGACTCATCGAATCGGCTCTCGGGAGGCCCTGCGAGCGGCAGGGCGGTGGGTTCGGAGGTAGCTGCCGATCCGCCTAGGGACTGGCACGGAACATATCCATGTACATGCGGGCGTATCTCTCAAGACCCTCTGCATCACGAGCACCGCATAACTCCATGCGAGCGATCATCTTTCTGTCTGGCGCAGTTAGCTCGGCGCTATTTACAGGGCGAGTCCCTAGCACAACCTGCGCCGCAACTTGCGGTGATATAGAGTAATTGCTCATGTCCTTTCCTCTTGAGTGATGCCTGGCGAACCGGCCTCAAACGACTCTTGTTCGGATGCGCCCGGCTATAGGTCACTTTCTACGAACAATGTTCGCCTCATCCGCTCAAGGCGTCAAGTAGCATCTGTTATATTTTACGCATAGCAAAAGACCCGCGCATGGCGGGCCTTCGTTGGTGGTGATCAGCGTTTTGCTTGCCGGCTTCGTGCGCTGCGGCTCACGGCTCGAACCGCACCCTAGCTATACCGTCGCCACGGGTGAGGCTAGAAAAGCTCACCAGCGCGCTATTTGACGCCTTCCTGGGCTGCGTCGATCTTGCGCCCCTGGGTGCGTTCGCGCCCCGCCATGGCGTTAGCCAGTGCTTCGGCGTACAGCGAGTCCAGTTTCTCCTGCGGCACGACGCCCAGCACCACCTCTGCCTTGTCGTCGTACAGCTTGAGGATCTTGAGCAGCACGTCGCGGGCCTTCTCCTGGCTGTGCATCAGCATTTCCATGCCGTCCTTGCCCCACTTGGCGCCGGCATAAAGGGCTTTCGCAGCAGGTGACAGATCGCGGGTGTCTTTCATCACGATGCGCGGAACGCCTTCGCCATAGCACTCAGGGCACGTATCGACGGGCTCTCTGCGCGGATCGAAGCCGACGCCGCCCAATTCATCCCACTCCGGCGGCTCCTCTTTCTCAGCCAGCGCGGCGCGTACTTCCTTCTGCCACTCGATCCGGCGTTGATCCTGCTCGCTGGGCTTGAGCTGGTATTCGTGATTGATGCCGTAGCAGTACCTGCAACTCTCGCGACGGTGCTCGACCAGTTCGTTCGGGTCAGCAAAGGCCAGCGCGAATTGCTGCGCGAGCATGCGGTCTTGCAGCCCTTCGGTTCGCTCAAACATGGCCCTAACCCGCATAGCCATTAGGCGGGTCACGTTAGGAGTTTTTAGCAGGTGATGGGCCGATACACACGCAACCTTGGGGCTCATATCGCGCCCAAACACTGCCTGGTATGCCTTGGTCTGGTTCAGCTCAATCAGGTAGTGCTCGACGAACTGGACATGCCTCGGGTCCATTTCAGCGAGCAATTGATCTTCGGGTGACAGCTCGACTGTCTCGGGATTGCGATCACCAATAGCGGGGCCTTTGGCTGGCTCCGGCTTACGTGCGCGCTTGGTGGCGCCCTTGGGGGCGGTGCCCGCCTTGGGCTTGGTGCCGGCCTTCTTGGCAGCTGCCGGCTTGGCTGGGGTCTGTGCAGCCATGGCGTGATCCTGGGTAGTGGTGATGGGTGATGCCGCTGTTTCGCCAACCAGCGCGGCGCCTGGCAAGGAGGGCAGATGGATTCCCTTGGCTGTCGGTGTTTATTGCCCCCTTGTGCGCCCCCTAGCGCAATGCCATGCGTTCGGCGTTCTAGGCGATCAGAGCCTGGCTAACACTCAGGGAACCGGAATGGCCTACCGGGTTGCGGGTGAACAGACACACCTGCGGGATTGAAGGTACTACCGGGAGGGTGCGCTGCCCCTTGGGGGTTTCCCGCTCTATGGGGATATTGAGCACTACGGAGGGGATGGAGCGTTGCCCGTGCATGGGAAGCCTGCCGATCTGGCTTTGAATGCTTCTCAGTTGCTTTGAATGGGTCATGCAGGCACCGGGGCGCTACTCCCGCTTACGTCCCGCCGTCATTTCTGGTCTTGGCCGTCTCGCTCATACCGGCTCAGGAGGTTTACGGGTCTTTGCGAATCCTAACGGTGCAGCCCGCTTGGGCACGCCTGCATGGGTGGATAGCCTGCCCGTTCGTGCTACCGAGACAACTGGTTAGGGTTGTTGGGCAGGGCATCCACCGATGCAGCCTCTTGCGAGGTGATCAGGGCGATTACGTCGCCACTCGCATCACGCTTACCTCATAGGGGCCTACCGCGCCAGGGGATGACGGCGCTGCTACGTGCCTATGACAGCCGGCCTATCTGCTCTTTCGGCCTGAATACCCACAATGACGCAAGCAGGGGTAGAGTCGTTCGGCTTTCGCCATGTTCGTCCCGCTTACCGTATGCGGGGAGGCCATTACGCTGCCTCGGTCAAACGCCTCGCCGTGTCTCAAGCCCCCTTACGGGATCGCCGACCGCTTCACGGTGCAGTTGCTCGGCGTCGGCCAGGAAACCCTAGCCCATACTCCCCAAGCTGCGGCATAACCCTGCCTGGGATCGGGTGCTAAATAACCGCATGCCACTGCGGTGATGCAGAAACTCTGCATCGGGGAATGATCTGAGGGCTTTCGCCACACTTGCCAGTAAGCCGTCTCCGGCTGAATCCAGCTCTACCGCCTACGGCAGATCACTCTCCGATACAGCCCCGGTATTCGCCGGGGCCGATCAATCACGCTACGGCGTCTTTCAGGGACTTGCCTGGCTTGAAGCCTGGGACGGTGCTTGCCTTGATCTCCATCGGCTCGCCGGTCTGCGGGTTGCGACCAGTGCGGGCCTCGCGGTACTTCACGGTGAAGGTGCCGAAACCGACCAGGGCGACGCTATCACCGGTAGCCAGGGTCTTTTCAATGGTGTCAGTGAACGCATCGAGCGCCCGACCGGCTGCCGCCTTGCTGATATCCGCATTCGCCGCGATGGCGTCGATCAATTCCGCTTTGTTCATGGTGTCGCCTCGTTGGGTTGAAACTGCAAATGGATTGCTACCGGGAGATATCCAACATCATCTGGTTGACGGTCGCCGCCGCGTCGCGCTGGGCATTACGCTCGAACTCTCCGCTGGCGATGCCCACCTCGCGGTCGATGATCTCGCACTGCCGCCGCTCCTCGTCGATCCGGTGCTCGGCTACCCTGATCAGGTCATACAGGCGCGCCAGCTCCGACTCGAACTTGGACGCCCCGCGAACCTCGTCATCGAACTCAGGGTTGAGTTCCTTGATCCGGTTGTATGCCTTGAACAAGTCGTTAAGAATCTTGCCGGCCTGCACCAGATCGCTGCGGTCCTGGCCGTGATTCTTGATCGTAGCCGCGACTGACTGCGAGGTGGCCTGAACCCAGCTCATGTGATTGGTCTGAATGGCCTTGGTGATCATGTTCGCCAGGAACCCCTGATTATTCTCAGGCGCATCAGCGAGCGGGTCATTAGACAGGCCACACAGGAAGTCCATCGGCACGCCATACAGCTTGGCCATCATAATCAGATCGGCCAGCTTGGGGCGGCGTTCGCCACTCTCCCACAGGGACACTTGGGTCATGTTCTTCTGACCGACAGCCGCCGCTACTTGCGGCTGTTTCATGCCAGACACGCGACGCGCAGCACATAGCCGCGTGGCGATAACTTTCCAAAGAGAATCAACGTCTTCCTGCAGAATCGTAGCGGTCATTTCCGTCCCATCCAGACGCGGTGAATCATATAGCGCATGTTATAGCGGGATTAATCCGGCCGCAACGGTTTTTCGCTAGCAGATGGGAACTTTTTTATTTAGCAGATGCTCTACTGCAATTAGGCCTGCTTGCACCGTCACGCAAAGGACAGAACCTCCATCACGCGCTTGTTCAGCTCCTCCTCGCTCAGGTTGCCCCGGTACACGTTAGCGAGCACCGCATTGATCACGTCGCTGTAGATTTTCTGCGCCTGCTCCTCGGTGCATTTCGCATACGACAGCGAGTGCGGCACCAGCTTGACCCTACCCCTCACGTCGAACACCGGATCATAGTGACCGGCCAGGACGATCAGGTTTTTGCGAAAGGTCTCTTTGCACGGCACCACGGGTCGCCCACGGTAAACCGCCTCGGAGATACCGAACTCGCAAAAATGGTCGTAGGCGATGCCGAACAGCACCATCGTCTTCTGCAGGAACTTGTAGTTGCGGGGCTTGGTGACCTTGACCTTTATCGGCTCGCCGAGCTTGATCGTTCTCAAGGCCTCGGCGTCCTCATCAGACACGGGCCGCAGGGAGCCGTCGAGCGTCTTGCGGACGTAGATATCCACGGGTTACCTCAATTCACGAGCTGAGCGCGCACCTTCTCGTTCAGCAGCGGGAACAGGTGCGGATTCTGCCGTTTCTCGGTCACCATCAGCGCGCGGCGCGTGACCCGATCAGGCTGCGCCATGATGAAGTCCACAAGATAGTCCGACCAAAGCGCCTTTCCCTGATCGCAGTAGCGCGCCCGAGGCGCATAGCAGCCACGGCAGCCCATGACATGAGATATGTACTGGTCGTGCAGGGATGCGGTCATATCTCCTCCAGCGTCCAGTCATCACCCTTACGCTTGGGCGGGAAGGCATAGAACATCGCGAACGGGAACATCGAGCGCGCCACTTTCATCTTGACCTTCGCGTCATCCTGAATGATCGCCTTCGCACCCTTGACGTCGTGCATCTGCAACTCGCCATTGGCAAGCAGCACGGTGAAGTCGATGGTCAGGTGCGTATTGGGCGCCAGCTTGAGTTTGATGCCCTCGAACGCCCACCACAGGATCTCGCCGGCCTGCTTGCGCTGATCGAGCACGGTCGAGTAAGCCGTCTCGCTCTTGTTCATCTGCCCAGGCGCCAGCCGCCCTTTCGATTGCATGCGGGCGGTAGCACTCAGCGCGCCAGGCTGAGTCGAGACGGGCGCCTTGGTGCGCGCAGGCTTTGCAGCCAGCCGCTTGCGCTCGAACTCGACGTAATCCTCGGCCGACATGCGCATGGCGTTACCGGCGCCGCCTGACGAGGGGCTTGGCACCCAGCGCACGACAGGCTTTGCCGTCGGGGTCGATCTTGCGGCGGTCATTGCCCCGCTCGACGATGGCGTACCGCTCTTTACGCTGCACGACCGTGAACCCCTGGCTGATCAGCGTGCGCAGCGCGGCCTCGTGAAGCGGCGCCGTGCAAGGTTGCTCGACCCTGGCCATCAGGCGATACCGGTACTGGCGAACCCACCCTCGCCGCGCTCGGTCTCTTTCAGCGCCGTGCAGCACTCCTCTAAGGTGCCGCGCACAAATAGCGTCAGAATCATCTGTGCAATCCGATCACCAACCCTGATCTCGAACGGCTCAGACCCGTGATTGATCAACACCACAGCGATCTCTCCAATGTAATCGGGGTCGATCAGCCCTGCGAGTACGTCGATGCCGTGCTTTACCGCGAGGCCCGAGCGCGGCCATATCTGCCCACAAAACTCATCCGGCAAATCCCAGGCAAAGCCTGTCGGAACACAAAATCGCTCCCCTGGCTGCAGAACGTGCGCGACGGTCGAGCGAAGATCGAAACCAGCGGCGCCAGCTGTCATCTGCGCGGGCAACGGCAGGCTATGCAGATGGGTGCGCATAGCGCTCAGGGAGGATTTCATACAAGGATTCCTTTTCGGGTCGCCCGACTGGGCTGCAGAGTGGATTGCTGGTCGTGCCCCAGCTGCCAGGGGATCTCGTGCTGGCAGCTCGGGCAGATTTTCAGGTTGATCGAGCGCAGGGGAACCATGCTCTCGTCGAAACACTTCGGGCAGACCTTGGTGGTCTGGATGCCGCGAACGCGGATCTGGAACCACAGGTAGCCCTTACGCGCCAGCCGCGCGAGGCGCCGGCAGCGATGGATGATTGATTTCATGCGGTGACGTCCAGTCCGGTCAGCTCCAGCACGCGCGCCGGAACCTGATAGCCCATTTCGAGCAAGTCGCTTGCCGCTTCGGCGAGCAGTTCCATTTCGGTTCCATAGCGGCGCTCGAACTCGCGCAAGCTGCCGTGTATGGCCGGCATCTTCGGGTCGGCGCCGTAGCCCTTCTGGTGGTGACCGCCGCAGGGCGCCAGCACTAGCCAATGGGCATCCGGCTTTGTTCGGCCGTCGATGTGGTGAATGGAGACGTAGGTGTTGCGGGTGCCGGTCTCCTTGTGACAGGCCTGGCACCCGATATTGGTCGCGATCAGGTCATGCCAATCGCTCTCAGCCTTGCTCGGCGTTCTCCCCTTCACCCTGCTGCCTCTCTCTCTGCTGCTTGGCCGCCAGCAGTTGATCGAGGGCAGCCTTGCGCGCGGTCAGATCGTCATCGCTCAAGGTCTTCATTTTCCGGCCCTTGGGGCTTGCTTCCGGCGAGCGCTTTCCGAGCTTGGCGAGAATTTCCGCCATGACCGCTTGCTGCTTGACTTCGGCGGCGCGCTGCTCCACCTCGCTCAGGCCGACGCTCGATTTCTCGGGCAGCGCCAGCATGTACAAGGGCACCTCACCTTTCGGATGCGTTCTGGCGTAGTCCAGTGCCCGCGCCCAGCGCCCCTTGATCCGCTCATACGGCTGAGTGAGCAGATCGCTCTCCATGCGGATGGCTGCCCAGTAGATCGCGGGCTCGCTCCAGACGTCGGCAGTGACCATCCGGCCATCACGCTCGAAGGGCGTGCGGCGCTTGTGCAGCTGCTTGATGGCCTCGTGATAGGCGTCTTCGTCGCTCAGCTTTGGGCGGCACAGCGCGATGAATTGCTGGACACTGATGCGTCCATACCGAGCGTCGTTCGCCGGGATCTGGTCGAGGTTGTCGAGGCCCCTGGCGATCTCTGCCATCGTCAGCTGCTGCTTGACGAACACATGCGCCCAGGATTCGGCCCAGTTATCTATCGCGCCAGGGCGGGTGAAGTTGGACGCCCAGGAACCTGGCATTGCGCCGTCGAAGCGCTGCCACAGCTTCATCATCGGCGAAATCATCACCGTGTTGTTCTCGCGCGGATCAGGGTTCGGCACCTTGATGCGACGGTCAGTCCAGGCGGACAGCTGAGACGTCGATGCAATCGTCTGCGGCATGGCTAGGCTCCTCGCGGTTGTAATATCCGTTTACGTAGTCGTGTGGGTTGAACTTTTCTTTGTAACCAAGTGTCTGATTTGGACGAGGCGGGAAGACTCCGAGCCATTTGCCACTCATAATCGAGCGATTTATCGAATCCACAGGGTCGTGCCCGGCAGCCCTCAGTTTCGTTAGTTCGCCGATCAATAGCTCAGCCCCATGTTTTGTCATCGGTTTTTTGATATCCACTCGGTAATCAAGAAACGCTTGAAGACGATCAACGGGTAACCATTCAGGGATTGCCAGCATGCCTACAGTGACCAAAGACCCCTTAGTCGCTTTTGCCTTACCGGTCTTCTTTTCAACCTTGCCGACTGCCGGCTCGACACCTGACAGGCTCGCCTGGCTGATCGGGTTGTTCGATGTGGCGGCCGAAGTGGCTGCTGAGCTGTGCCCTGTGTCGCTCGATGCACTCGAAGACTTCGAGGGGCTGGAACTGGCCTGCGCATAGATGGGCGCCTCGGCAGAGGTGCCTTTCTTTGCTCTTTCAGTCCTTACTGCTCTTTCAGTCTTTACTAGTAGGGGATTTGCCGGCGCCGGATAATCCGGCTTCGGTTCAGCCGGCGCCGGATAATCCGGCTTCGGTTCATCGCCTGCCACTTGCTGAGGGTAGAGCGGCACTTCATGCACCACGTAGTCCACCCCGCCGAACTGGCCGCCATCATTGCGCGCCGTCTCTGTCTGCAGATAACCCGCCTCCACCAGCTCACCCAGGATCGCCCGCACCGCATCGCGACCAGAGCCTTTACGCAGGGATCGCTTAGTCTGCTCGATTAGATGCGATACCGAGATAATCCAGTGATCCGGCTTTCCGAGCAGGAAGATCAGCAGCCCGCGCGCCTCCCAGGACAGCCGAAGGTCTTCGCTGATGCGCTTGTCCAGCCGATAGAAAAACTCGTCTACGGGGCGTGGCGCCCGTCTGATGCCAGCCATTAATGTCGTCCCTGCACTACCCAAGAGCCCGCAACTGACTTGCTAGCATCCTGCCCGAACCAATCGAAAAAGCGGATAGATCCGCTGCGCGTGTTGCCGCTAGCTTCCACTGCTTGACCTGATAAAGCGTTACGCATTGGTCAATACTCCAAAAGTGACCACACAACCGGCGCGGATTATCAGGATATTCGATCTATCGCGTGATAGGTGTTCGTCGGATTTGTGGCGTAAAGATCCCGCCGCCACTAAAGACGCTTTTGAAAAATCCATCTAAGAACCTCGCTCAAAAGGTTTACCAAGCCGTCTAGCTCGGCTGCTACTGATTCCTCGCTCCCTCTCAGATGCAGGCGACAGGGCGCTTGGAGCGAGGTACATGCCCTTTCAGCCGAGATAGCTAGTCCCGACCTAGCCGCCTGCAGCCGCGTTAGACAGAACGCGGCCACTGATGCAGAGCACCGTGCCGTTCAGCACAATGCTACTGTATATTTAGCCAGTAGATCAGCAGATCAGCCGGCCTTGGTCTTGAGCACCTGTAACCTTTTCGACCCTATATCGACACCACGCCTTGCCCTGCTCACGCACGGCGCAGATGGTGCCCGTCTGGTTTCGCTCCAGATCGTGGCGTATATCGCGAATGCGCGCCGATATAGCCGCCTCCGAATCCATACGCTCGAACCTGGCCGTAATGGCCTCTCTGATCTCAAAGAGGCTCAGAGGTTTCGCAGCCGCTTTCAGTACCGCCAGCACCCGGTCGTATTGGGATCGCATGTCACGCCTTCGTTATTTTTCTCCGCATCGCCTTGCGCACGTACTCCCAGTCGATTCTATGGCGAGGGTCCACTTCTACGGACAGCTCGGTCATCGGGAGTTCGCCGCCTGACTCGCGGTCGAGATTGATGGCCAGCCAGACAGGGATGTTCCGCTGCCGCTGGATAATTTGCTGCAAATTGCCCCAGGTTGTCCCGCACGCCTTTGCGAACCGATCACGCTGGCGCTTGGTTTCAAGATCCTCTCGCTTGAAGAACTCACGCAGCAGAGCGATCACTCGATCTACGCGCTCCTCCCTCTCCTTGAGAAAGTCCTGCTCCTGTTCTTTAAGGCCCGGATTCACGGACGCCATTGATGGTCTCCATCGTTAAACTCCAATTGAGCGCAGGAATATAACGAATGCTACCTACTGCCTCAATCGACCGTTCTATCAACTTTCCCGATCAGTCTAAACGTCATCAGGACTGATAGCTAGGGTCATCGTATAGCAGGTGATACGGAAAGTCCCGCTCGTTTGATTTGTTTTTTCTGCTAACAGGTGCTTGCCAGTTTCAATAGCGGTTGCTATTGTCTCCGTCACTTGGAACCCACGGAGCACGAGACATGAGCACCGCAATACAACCTTGGGACGGCGCCCCGCCTGGCGTCATTCAGCGCGGCATAGATGAGTCCACTTGGAACGCATTGAAAAGTACGATCTATCCTGGCGCGAAAGACACCAGCATCATGCTGGCCGTCGATTACTGCCGCGCCCGAAAGCTCGACCCGATGCTAAAACCGGTGCATCTGGTGCCGATGCAGGTATCGGTCAAGCACGAAGGCCGCCAGGACACTAAGGAATGGCGCGACGTGCCGATGCCAGGCATTGGCCTGTATCGCATTCAGGCGGCGCGGTCCGGTGACTATGCGGGTGCCGACGAGCCTGAGTTCGGGCCGGAAGTTACCCGCGACTTCACCGGTTACGACAATAAGACGGTGACCTGCTCCTTCCCGCAGTGGTGCAAGTTCACCGTGCGCAAGCTGATCGGTGATCGCGTGGTCGAGTTCTCCGCCAAGGAATACTGGCTCGAAAACTACGCCTCCCTGGCTCGGGATAAAGATGCGCCCAACGCCATGTGGGCCAAGCGCCCTTATGCGCAGCTGGCCAAGTGTGCCGAGGCCCAGGCACTGCGCCGCGCCTGGCCAGAGATAGGCAGCGAGCCGACCGCCGAAGAAATGGCCGGCAAGACACTCGATGCCGACGAGATCCGCGACGTCACGCCAGAGAAAAAGGCGGCCCCGACGGTTCGGCAGGTCAACCAGCAGCCGAGCACTAAGCCATCCGAACCGCTGGAAGGCGAAGTGATCGAGCAGGCAGCGCCCCAGCCAGCCGCCCCAGCAGCCAGCGCCCCCACTGACGGCCCAGTGATCAAGCCCAACCACGTCAAGATGATCAAGACCAAGCTGGAACGCTTCGGCGACGACGGCAGCGCGCTGCTGACCCAGCTGCAAGTCGATTGCGTCGAGTCGATCCCGCTCACCAAGCTGAACGATGCGATGGACTACGTGAACAAGCTCGGGAAGGCGGAGTAAGTCATGGGCTGCCTGCATCCTGAGCTGGTGTTCGAGGCTGAAAGCCATTCGTATCACCTGAATGGCGAGAAGCTGCCAGGGGTAACGACGATCCTCAAACCGCTTTCGTCATACGACGATATCCCTGCGCGCATCCTGGCGCAGGCAGCGGCGCGCGGAACCGCCGTTCACCTGACCACCGAACTGGAAGACCTCGGCACCCTGGACTATGCGTCGCTGGACGACGAGCTGACCGGCTACCTGATGGGCTACCAGCGGTTCAAGGAGGTCATGCGGCCCGAGTTCGTCAACATCGAGCAGATCACCTACCACAAAGTCCTGAAATACGCCGGCACCCCTGACCGCGAGCTGATCCTGCACGGTAAGCCGCGCGCCAAGCTCGCGATTCTCGACCTCAAGTCGTGCGTGACCATGATGCCCAGCACCGGCCCGCAGACGGCCGCGTATATGGCCGCCGTTAACTCGCACCGCCCCAGCAAGAAAGACCACGCCGTCGAGCGCTACGGGCTGCGGCTCGGGCGCGACGGCACCTTTGAACTGATCCCGTACACCGGAGAAAGCGACCTGCATGACTTCCTGTCGTGCCTGCGGATTCTCCGATTCCGAAACCAGCACCACCGCTTTTACAAACAGCTGACCGAAGAACAGCAATAAGCCGCCCTCAAGGAGAAACACCCATGAACGCAGTCGTACAGAACCTCGCCGTTGCTACCGCCTCCGAAGCCCTGCCGCCGTTCGAGATCAAGCTCGAAGCGCGCCTTCTGCCCGAGACCTTGCAGCTGCTGCACAACGCGCCGGCTATGCTGCGCCAGGCGCAGACCATCACCATCGCTGATGACAGCGCCCTGGAAGTGGCTGCTGATCAGCTGCAGCGGATCAAGGGTGTGGTCAAGTCCATTGACGAGCAGCGCAAGGCCGTCACCGCCCCTATCGACGCGGCGAAAAAACAGGTGATGGACTTCGTGAAAGGCCCGCTCGACTCGCTCGCCAGCGCCGAGACCCTGCTGAAAAACGCCATCATCGACTATCAGGAGGCACAGGAAAAAGCGCGTCTGATCGAAGAAGCCAAGGCCGCCGAAGAAGCCCGCAAGGCCGCCGAAAAACTGGAAGCCCAGGCCGAAAAGCTCGAAGCCAAGGGCAAAGTCGAGCAGGCCGATGCGCTGCGCGAAAACGCCGCCATGCAGGTGGCAGCACCCTCCCCCATTGTCACCGCGCCGAAGATCGCCGGCGTCAGCACTCGGAAAGCGTACAGCGCCGAGGTGACCGACCTGATGGCACTCTGCAAGTCAGTTGCAGCCCAGGCGCTGCTGATGGAATCCATGGGTGATCCGTCCAAGCTGCTGGAGATCGTCAAGGGCTACGCCGCGTCGAACACCCCGATCCAAGCGCTGGCGGCCGATCAGAAGTTCCTGGATTCCCAGGCCAAGGCCTTCAAGGAAGCGTTCGCCTACCCAGGCTGCCGGCTGGTCTCCAACAAAGTCATGGCCTCCCGCGCCAAGTAAACCACTACCCCGCCCTGGCGATGCGCCAGGGCCTATCCCGAGTACAGAACCATGGCCCGAGGCGTAAACAAAGTCATCTTGATCGGCAATGTTGGCGGCGACCCTGAAACCCGCTACATGCCCAACGGCAACGCGGTGACCAACATCACGCTTGCCACCACCGACAGCTGGAAAGACAAACAGACCGGCCAGCTGCAAGAGCGCACCGAATGGCACCGCGTCGTGCTATTCGGCAAGGTCGCCGAGATCGCCGGCGAATACCTGCGTAAAGGCAGCCAGTGCTATATCGAGGGCCGCCTGCAGACCCGCGAATGGGAAAAGGATGGCGTCAAGCGCTACACCACCGAGGTCGTCGTCGATATGGGCGGCACCATGCAGCTGCTCGGCGGCCGTGGCGGCAGCGAGCCAGCCGATCCGAATCAGGCCCCTCGCACTCCACCGCAGCGCAACCCAGGCGCGCAACCGCGCCAGCAAAGCGCCCCCAACCAACCGCAACAGCAGCCGGCGCCGGATTACGACAGCTTCGACGATGACATCCCGTTCTAGCCCGTATCGCGGCGCTCGCTGCCTCCTGTACTGATCCAACGGAACCGAATCATGCAGTACGTCAATTACCTCAATCACCCGCTGCGCACCATCACCGCCAAAGAGGCGGATCGCCTGATGATCGAGCAGGCCATGGCGCAGATCGGCGGCGCCAAAGAATGGACGGCGCCCGAGCTGCATTCGGTGCCCCGCCCTGCGCGCAAGCACCCCGAAGCCAAGCCGCGCGCCATCGTGCGCCGCGCCAAGCGCCTGAAAACGGCCGACGTCATGGCCGTGGTCTCGGCCACCACCCTGGCCGAGCTGATGGGCACCACCGCGCACACGTTCGATAGCTGGGGCGTGTATGTGCCCAAGCATCACGACGCCTGGCTGACCCGCCTGTTGGCCAACTGGGAAACGCTCAAGGGCGTGCGCCAAGGCATCCGCCAAGGGCTCAAACGCTGGGGCGTCTCTCAAGCCGTCAAGGTGCATCCCGACAAGCTCGACTGCCTCTGCGGCGAGTTCGGGATCAACGCCTGGTTCACCCTCTCCACCGAAAAGGATGTTCCCTATGTTTTTCAATAACGCGCTGGTCTATCGGCTGACGCAGGACGTGCCGTTTGATATCGACACGCTGGAGCACGCCCTGGCCGCCAAGCCAGCCCGCGCCTGCGCCGCCCAGGAAATCAGCACCTACGGTTTCGTGGCGCCGCTCGGTCGCGGTCCCGAGTCGCCGCTGGTGGTGGCCGCCGGTGGATTCCTGCTGATTGCTGCCCGCAAAGAGGAGCGCATTCTGCCGGGTAGCGTGGTCAAGGATGCGCTCAAGGAGAAGATCGACGCTATCGAGGCCGAGCAGCTGCGCAAGGTCTACAAAAAAGAGCGCGACCAGCTCAAGGAGGACATTGTGCAGGCCTTTCTGCCGCGCGCCTTCATTCGCAAGTCCGGCACCTTCGCCCTGATCATGCCTGAGCAGGGTCTGATCGTGGTCGATTCGTCGGCCCCCAAGCGCGCCGAGGATCTACTCTCGACACTGCGCGAGTGCATGGGCAGCCTGCCAATCCGCCCCATCACCTCGAAGATCGCCCCGAGCGCCACGCTGACCGATTGGATCAAGACGCAGAAGGCCGCCGAGGACTTCTTCATTCTCGACGAGGCCCTGCTGCGCGACACCCACGAGGACGGCGGCAGTATCAAAGCCAAGCGCCAGGATCTGACCAGCGACGAAATGCAAATGCACCTCGACGCGGGCAAGCAGGCGACGCAGCTGGCGCTCGGCTGGCAGGACAAGCTGTCGTTCATGCTCGATGACAAGCTCGTGATCAAGCGCCTGCGCTTCGAGGAGCTGCTGCAGGATCAGGCCGAACAGGATGGTGGCGACGACGAGATCGGCCAGAGCATGGCCAGCCTGCTGATCATGGGAGGGCTGTTCGCCGAGTTCATTCCGGCGCTGCTCGAAGCCATGGGCGGCGAGGAGATTCCGCAGGGCATCGACGGCCCAGGCTATGAATCTCGACTCGAAGCGCGCGCACCCTCCAAGCACGAGCGTCGCCCCGAGGAGCAGGTTCACCTGATCGACGCCATCGACGCGACCGTCAGCGAGGACGAGGACGACCCGCTGTATGCCAAGGCGGTTCAGGCGGTGCGCAAGGCCAACCGGCCGACCGTCAGCTATGTGCAGCGCGCCCTGACCATTGGCTACAACCGCGCCGCCCGCATGATCGAGCGCATGGAAACCGAGGGCGTCATCACTGCGCCGAACTCCAACGGCGTGCGTGACGTGATGAGGGCTGCCTCGTGATCCTGATCATCACCCTGGCGCTCTTGGGCGCCCTGGTGCTGGCGTTTGCCTGGCACCAGTTCCGACAGCCACCCACGATGACCCATCGTGTACGTGCAGCCATAGCGCTGGCGCTGGGGTTCGCCATCATCATCGGTGCCGCCGCCTCGGCACCGGGCGCCAGGCTGCGAGACGCGGCCGTGGCAGGCCAAACAGATCAGGCGCGACTGACTGCCGAGCTAGCGCGCGTTAAAGCGCTCAGCGAAGCGCTAGGAGGCCCCAAGGGCTATATCGAATATCTGAAAGCGACAAAGGTGGATTGATATGGCGATCAAATACCACGCGCCCTCCAAGGGCTTCCTGATCAGTTACAGCGATCTGCAGAATACGGCCGACTCCGTAATCGCTACGATGCGCACGATCCGCATGGGCGCCGGCTTGCCCCTGGTAGCCAGTACCAGCGACCCCAGCACCGAGAAGGACAACCACGCTAAGCATGCGCTACTGGAACTCATGCGGCATGCCAGCGAACTCGGTATCGACCTCGGCGCGGATCGCTGGTACAAGCTCGACGTTCGCGAACAGTAATCCACCCCTCGACAATAAGGGTCAGCCATGCCGCGCGCCGCAAAACCACCACTCGGGGAACTCACCAAGCAGGAGGAAAAGCTGCTCGATGTAGCTACCACCGTCATGGATAGCGACCCCAGTGGCGACGACATGGCGTTTACTCATGCAGTGCTCTGCCAGGTCGGCATGCCGCGCTCGAAGGTCGATGGACGCGAGTTCATGCGCCAGTCCGGCGCCGCTTGGATCAACATTCAGGCGGGCTGGCTGGACGAGGGCAAGGGGCCTGTCGAGCAACCTATCCCATATGGCGCCATGCCACGGCTGGCGCTGTCATGGGTCTCGACGCATGCCGTGCGCAACCGCTCGCGCGAGATCCCCATCGGTAACAGCCCGGCTGAGTTCCTGCGCCTGATGGGATTGGACCGTCAAGGCGGGCGCTACAGCACCCTGCGCACTCAGATGCACGCCCTGGCGGCTTGCCGTCTGCAGCTGGGTTTCAAGGGCCGCACATTCAACGGCCAGGCCATCGAGCAGTTCGACGCTTGGCTGCCGGGGGGCTCAGACCACCAGCCGAGCCTATGGCCGGGCGTCATGGTGCTCAGCGAGTCTTACATGAACTCCTTGCTCGATAGCGCGGTGCCGCTCGACTCGCGCGCCCTGCATGCGCTCAAGGGCTCCGCTCTGCAGCTCGATATCTACGCCTGGCTGGCTCACCGCCTGCACCGGATCGAGGGTCGCGGGCAGATCCTGCACTGGAAGTCGCTGCGCGAACAATTCGCCCAGGAATATTCAGGCGAGGAGGCGGATAAGAATTTCAAAAAGCAGTTCCTGCCCGCGCTCGATAAAGTCAAAGCCGTCTACCCCAAGGCCAACGTCAAGCAGGTCAAGGGCGGTCTGCTGCTGGTCGGCTCCCCGCCGCCAGTGCCGTACAAGACCGACTGATGCTTAGTTAAGGCAATATTGCGTTAAATCACACCCCCCTTAGTTGCGCGGGGCGAATGTCAATATTGCGTTAAATCGCACCCCCCTTACCGCGCAAGCCTGCGCGGTAAAGTCGCTCGCCCCATTCAGCCTCGACCGGTTTTTTGCCACTGAACCCTTGCAAAGCCTTGGCGGGCTTAGCTTTCCCCGACTCGCTTGTGGATAAAAAAGTTATCCACGTTAGATCGCACCCCCCTACACCCTGTTTTCGGAGTTAGATCGCACCCCCCTTGAGCGCAAATCGCACCCCCCTTTTCGAGTTAGATCGCACCCCCCCTAAACCGTTAGGTTATGCCTTTAATCTTTTACCTATAACTTCAAGCTCCTATAACTGCCCCCGTGGACTTGTGGACAACCCGCTGCGCGGGCCGGCTTCGCCTTTGACCACAGGGTCCACCGGCCTGGTCGCTGCGCGACGCAAAGCTGATTTTTTCTGGTGATGGAAAAGCAAGAGCAAAAGCGGTGTGTAATGTACGCATACGCCAACCACTGAACCCGGCAAACAGGTGCAATTGGCTTGCTGCGTTGCCGCTAAAACAGATCGATTCCGTACTTTACACACCGCCCACTGGAAGACTGAGCCTAGCGTCAGAAGAAACCTATTTACGCGCTCACCTGCTCACCGCTATGATTAGCAGACGCTATACAGTATCGGTAGGAGCACCGCTATGACAGAAGCCAAGCGAATTGCACAGGAGGCATTGCAGCGCGCAATGATGCGGCGTGAAAAACCGCTATCCTCGTTGAGCAAGGCGGAGCAGGTCAGACGTTTGGAGCAAGCCATGGCCTCGCACAACTGCAAGGCGGTCATATACGCCGCACAGCCGAAGCCGGCGCCCGTTAAGCCACGCCGCGTACCGAACCTGAAAGAACTGGCCTTCGCCGCCGTGCTGGCCGATGGCGAAGCGCTCATGGCGGCTCGCGCATAAATCCAAGGAATCCTAATGCCAATCATTAAAAGCGACCTGTTCGGTGACTACGAAGTAGACGCATACGAGCCGAAGCACTACCCCGAAAACCAGAACTGGCATCAGGGCTTTCCGCTGAACCCGACTATGCGCGACCACTTCGACAACACGCCGAACGATCAGCGCGAACAGAAAGAGATAGACGACTGGTGGGGGCTGCCCTACATCGAGCTGGACACCTGGGAACAGCGCGAGCAGCACACGCGCCGCATTCAGGCCCGGCACAGAGCGGACCAAAACGAGTACGCGCTAAGCGACGAGGCACTGGAGCAGAAGGTTTCAGATGAACGCGCCAGTTGGCTCGAAGCATGGCCCAGCGGCACGCGGTACGACGTGCGCTGTCTGGACGGTGGAGCCTGGGACCGATCAACAGGCTGGGGAATGGTGGCAACGCTTGATGAGGCGGTCGAGCTTTGCCAGAACGGGCCGAAATGGCGCCGCGCCGCGTCATCACAAACGATGGTCATTGTTGACGGCAAGCCCGTCCCGCTGGAATGAAGGAAAGGAATCGAACCCATGATTAGGCCCGACGGCATTTGTAAAGGCTGCAGCGCGCCCGCTGTGCCGTTCGGGCTCTTTTGCGCTGGGTGCTACGGGCGAATTCTTCACCCCGAAGGCCTGCCCCTGGAGCCGGGAGACCCTGCCGACCCGTACCGCGAATTCAATGCCGAAGCGGACGCCGCAATCATGGACCGACAGATGCCTAAATGGATGATCGAACCGCCCCCGCGCCCGAAACAGACCCGCAGCCCCTACGAAGACGAACTGAGGAACCGGAAAAAATGACCATCCACCCAATCAGCACGACCGACCGTTTGCAGAGCATGGGCCTGTCGCCCGATATCCTGCTGCGCGCCACCCTGCTTTGTAACAACCTGCGGCTTGCTGATGATGCCGGCGAGCTGGCCATTGAGGTCGCCCGGTCGAGTGGCGTGCTCGATGGGCTGCGCATTGCCGAGGCGATCAGCGACACGCAGCACAAACAGGTGCAAGGCCTATTTGATCAGATCGCGCAGCGCACGCGGTCCCAGCACGCCGCCCAGGCGTGACTGTCACGAATAGAAAGGAACCCCCGACCCCATGAGCCGCAACCATACCCGCAACAACCCTAAGACCGTCGCCGATCTGCGCGACATGATCCGCGAGAAGGCCGCCGACACGACCCTGGCTGACTCGCAATATGATTATGGCCATGTGAACGGCTGGCTGGGCGCGCTGTACTGGGCCGACGAGATAGACCTCGCCACTCGCGACGAGCTGCAGAGCGAGGCAAAGGCTGCTTTCGAGCAGGCCGCCGCAGAGGCCAAGCGGGAGACACCGATAGATCAGCTCGGCATACGTGTGCGCACGTTGAATTGCCTGCGCGGATCAGGGATCTCCTGCATTGAGCAGCTTCAGGGCATGAGCCGCGACGACTTATTATTGAAGATCCATCACCTCGGGAAGATTGGAGCAAGAGAAGTCAGCGACGCTCTCGCCGCCTGGAACATGCCGCCCATTCCGCAACCATGAACTATGTAAGTCATTCGTTTTTCATATCAAAAGCAAATGAATTGCGGCGCCATCGCGGTGGTATCACCACATATGCTTTGCGAGATCGCTGCCTCTCAGACTCATGTAGCGCGACAGCATTTTCATGTCGCGATGGCCGGTAATTTTCGCGATCATTATCGGCTGCAACTCCGTCCGCTCGAACAGTCGGCACGTCGCCTCGTGGCGCAGATCGTGAAAGTGCAGATCCTCGCACTCGGCAGCCCTGAAAATGCGGCCGTATTGGCCCGATAGCCTGGCAGTGGTGCGCCGCTTCGATTCAGGCCGACCGTCCCACCATGGAAAAATCCGCTCGCCGTCGCGCAGGGGCTCAGGGAAGGTCAGCAGGTAGCGTTCCAGCTTGGCCACGGCCACGGTTGATAGCGGCACCTGGCGCGAGTCACCGTTCTTTGTGCGGTCGAGGTAGATCGTGCGCTTGGGCAGGTTGATCTGCTCAGCGGTCAGCGTGTAAATCTCACTGAGCCGCATGGACGTTTCCAGCGCCAGCTCGAACACCAACTGCAGAGCCTCGTGATCGTCGAGGTTGAGCGCACGCTTGCGCCCGAGCGGCTTGGCGCCGGCCAGGATCGCCCGAATCTTCGGCTCCTCCGATTCATCGAGACGACGGTCCCGCGACACGTCGAAGCGCGCCAGCTTGCCCTGCGTCAGCACGGCCCTGCGGTCGTTTTCGTTGTAGGTGGCGTATTTCTTGGGCAGCAGCCGCAGCGCGTTGGTATCGAGCGCACCGCGACGCACCTGCCAGTCCAGACAGCGCGCCAGGGCGCCGACGTAGTGGCGTATGGTGGACGGCGCCAGCACCCGCTGCTGCTTCATGGCAGCGACCCAGTTCTCGGCCCAGGCGTAGTCGAGCCGATCAAGTCGCTCCTCGCCGATCTGATCGCTCAGGGTTTCGAGCAGCAGGCGGTCGGAGTCAGGGACGGGCATGCCCATCAGGTAGGTGCGAATCGCCTTCTTGAGCGAAACGGCGCGCTCCTGGCGGCGAATATCAATCTCGGGCGGGACATGGCCGGCATCGAGCTGCTTTTCGAGGCGCGCACAGACGGCATCGCCTTCGGCTTCGGTGGCGAACTTGAGGGTGACGGGCTTGGGCAGCAGCCCCTTGCGCTTGAGGGTGAACTCCCACTGGCGCCCGCGCTTGCGTTTCGTGGCCATGGCTGATCGGTTCGGTAGGTGACAGGATGCGGCCGCACTTTAGGACAGACGGCCGCGCTCGTCACATTGACCACCGATAAACGGATCAATTCAATGCGTTTTTGATATGAAAATAGGTGAAACGAGGCAAGGGCGCGCTCCGTAAAATCTGGAAGGCTCGGCCCTTGCTGTGTTGGTGTGCGGGCGTTTGCGTTAACGGCTTTGCAAGCCGTTGGCAGTACAGCTAAATCAATGACTTACAGAATCTGTCGCCTGGGCTGTCGCTTGGCTTGGAATATCCACCGCAGCCAGGGCCGACTCCATATCGGCGACGACCTGCGCACTGGCGGCAGCCTTGGTGATGCGAGCCTCCGCAACCTCGAAATACCCAGCGTCCATTTCCATGCCGATGAAGCGGCGACCGGTGTTGGCGCAGGCGACTCCCGTAGTGCCGCTGCCCATGCAGTTGTCCAGCACCACGTCGCCCTCGTTCGTATAGGTGCGCACCAGGTACTCCATCAGAGCAACGGGCTTTTGGGTTGGGTGGAGGTGAGTTTCCTCCTTATCGAAGTTCAGCACGGTGTGAGGGAAGCCTGTTTGTGCAACGTAGACGCGACCCACTTGGTTGGGGCGTGGCCCTGTCAGGCTAGAGTGCGAACCCTTCGCAGTCACAACCTTTTCGCCAACATCGCGTACTCCTTGCGGGTTGTAGGTCATCCGACTGGTACCTAGCTGGACCGCGTGCCCCATTTTCCCCTTGGAGAAAACTAACACATCCTCATGCTTGCTCATTGGGCGATTCTTCGCATGCTGCGGTCCCGTCGGCCTGTTCTTCACCCACACCGAGGCGTGCTTGAAAATATCCAAGGCTGGCGCAGTGATCACAGTCGTGAATGGCTGAGCAGCGGTCAGGACTACCGTTCCGGTCCGGGTCAGAACCCGGCGATACTCTAACCATAGATCTCCAGCCGGAATCACGCTGTCCCACTTGCAAGCTGTAGTCCCATAAGGCAGGTCGCACAGTATCAGATCGACGCTAGCGTCTGGCAGATCCCGCATTAGCTCAAGGCAGTCACCCTGACGAAGATCGAAAGATTGCATATCACGCGCTCATTGAAAGAATGAGCACATGCTATTAGCCGAGGCGGTCTTTCCTTGTAGCGACTTTCCGACAACTCCTACCTGGCGGCCTTCACGCACCCAGCGGTCGCCGCCTCCCACTCGACGGCGTACTGTTTGGCCTGCTCCAGATCAGCCGACAGCACCACCACCGACTCCCGGTCGCTCAACGTGCGCTTGGAGCTACCAGCCCCCCAGCGATAGACCGGCTTAATCGGGGCAGCCTCGACGCAAGGCTCCGTGACCACCTTCTCGACGATGACGATCTCGGGCTTGGGCGCTGGCGCCGCCGGCAACTGACTTGCGCAGCCCTGCAGAGCGGCGATGGCCAGGATGGCGACGACCGTGACAGCCACGACACCCAGCTGCGCCAGGAAGCGCTGCGCAGCGTTGCGCCAGGACACGATGGATTGATCAGTAGGCATGACTGTGAAGCTCCCAGCTCTTGTCGAGCAGATCGGTGACGGTTTGCGTGGCGTCGGCCAGGGCCTCCTCCAGCGTGCGGATGCGTTTGTCTTTCTGCTTGGCCAGCTGCGTGGCGTTCGCCTTGGCCAGGGCCTGCTGCTGCTCGGCGGACTTGGCGCGCTCCTCGGCGAGGGCGATAGCGTGGTTCTGCTCAGCAATGCCTGCCTTGAGGTCGGCAATGGTGGCTTTCAGCTCGGCGACCTCGGCGGTCAGCGCGGTCACCTGGGCGGCTTTATCGTCACGTTCCTGGGTCATGGTGCGATGCTCCGGCTCCAGCAGCGCCAGCGCGGTCGAATCGTTGCGCCAGCCCCATACGACGATGATGGTGCAGGCCAATGCAAAGGCAACCGTTACGGGTACGACGGCCTTGATGCTCGCGACGATGCTAGTGAGCGGCATTGACCACCTCCAGCTCCAGCGGCGGGTAGACCTTGCCCTCGTCTCGACCGATCCAGTTGGACTGATACTTGACGATGTTGCCGTACTGATAGCGCCCCTGCGGGATCTGCTCGGGCAGCTCGAACAGGAACACGGTTTCGCGGCACTCGGCCTTGACGTAGGTCGCGCCATGCCCCAGCGACACGAGCGCGCCGGCCTCAGACCGCAGAGACGGGAAGAACTCGATAGCCATGGCCTTCGTCGAACAAACCTCGCGGCGCACGCCGACCAGATCGCCAGGCGCGAACTGACTGGCCTGGTTGCCGTGGATATCCTGCAGACCGATGTTGCGCACCGACAGCGGATCACTGCCGGCGACCATTATGTAGGTCCACGTCGCGCCGCTGATGGTGATGGCAGCCAGCACCAGAATCGGCCAGAACACGTTAGGGCTGAGATAGCGTTTCATTTCGTGACGCTCGCGATGAGGGCGCCCACGACGCCAGCTAGGATCAAGCCGGCTAGCCCGTGGGTCAGCAGCCGGACGGAATAAAACTGGTCATGGGTGACGAACTTCTCGATCTGATCATCGAAGTCCTTTTTCAGATGGGCGACCGACTGTTTGAGCAGCGCGATCTCCAATTTCAGCTCGTGCAGAACTTCGTCAGCCATGGCGGCTTACCCTTGAAAGAACGGGGCGTATTTATGCCGCCGCACGTCGAGCACGTTCGTCACGTACTCTCGATTGATATGGAAAAACGAGTGGCGGTAGCCGGCGACAGGGCGTTTCGCCTTGAGGCTGTGCTCCGCGACGTGCCCCTTCCAGCGCGCCGGATCGCAGCCTGCCGTATTGGCGCAGAGGCGCCGATCCTGCAGGACGCCACCCTCGCCACCGTTGTAGGCGGACAGGCTGAAACTCAGCCGGTCGATCACCGTGGCGGCGTTTTTCTGCCGGCGGTAGATGGAGCGATTCATTTCAACCAGAGCAATTAACTGATAACGAGCGTCGTAGCGGTTATTCCAACTCCAGCCAGACAGGCTCTTATACGTGGCTCTCAGTTCCTCCCACTTATTGAACCGAACTGAGCCATCAGCTCTATATGCAATAGTTGCCTGCAAAAGCCCGAAACCATATTCCCGGCTAGTCTTCAATTCAGCGTGGGGGCTCCAACATTTTGAGTGGCGCAGGCTGATACAAGACTCCTGCTCTACCTGCGCCGCGAGAAATGAAGGTATCGGGGCGTCAGGCCATATCCGCAGCTGGCTTTCCCGGAGGATTGGCAGCAACGGAATCGCCTTCGATGGAATACCGGAAGGTGTAGCCGTGGGTGTGGTTTCGGCGGCCTTTGAGGCATGAGCAAAGGTTCCCAGCGAGCACGCCAAGAGCACGAGCGCAAGACTGGAGCGTTGGATAGACAGCAATGACCTCGCCGTCACGAATGACCTCGATAGGCCGTCCGCCAAGCGACTTACTGATCTTTTCAGCGATCTCAGGTTTCGCTGCGTGGCGCAACTTGGTTCTGGACGACATGAGCGCCCGCACATCGGGGTCGCTGGCGTATGCGGACTGTTTCTCAGAGGCGAGGCGTCGCATTTTTGCCGTTCGCAGAGATTTCGTGCGCCTGGCAACATATTCAGCATGCTTGTCGGGATTGCTGGCAATCCACTCAAGAACGCCGACGGCAGCAAGGTTGCGCTGAGCTTCATCTTCAAACCGCGCGCGTTGCGATTTTGAGAATCTCGCTGACTGCTCAGGCGTAATTTTCCGCCCAGGAGTGCCCTGCCCGCCAGTCGTGATGTTGTAGCCAGAAGCGCAGGTATCAAGCTCTGCGATAAAGTGGCACTCGGCTTCGTGCATTTCCTTGACAGTCGAGTACGTCCCGAGCACTGACCATTCGAAAGCATCGAACCCGTACTTGGCGATGGCTCGATAAAACTTGTAGTGCGGGAATTTTTTGGAATGGCACAGGTGGTCTCTTTTACGAGATTCCAGCCCTTTGCTCGTGCAGCCGATATAGATTCCGCCAGACGGAGAAACTGCCTTGTAAACGACGTAGCTACGATCCATGTGAGGCTAACCCTTATCATTCCGACGCCCCATTAGTCTTCAAGCGAGACGGTAAATTCAACGGCTGCGGAGCATCCGGCCAGATTTCACGCTGCTTCTCGACCAGCACCGGCAGCAGCGCCAGGGCGCGCTCGGGCACCGCTGCCGCGAAGGCCGGCGCTGTGCAAGAGGCCAGGCTCAGGCAGGCCGCCAGGGCCAGCAGCAGGGCTCTCATGCCCGCCCCCAAACGACCATGCCGATGAACACCATGCCGACGAAGATCACCAGCGCAGCAGCGAGCAAGCCGGCGGCCTGGTTGCCTTCCTCGACCTGCTGCACCAGCCAGGTGATCGACACCTGCGGGAAGACGACACGCGAAACGATGACGGTGATGCCGGCCAGAATCGGCGCGATCAGCAGCCACTGGACGACGGTGGCCAGCATGGCGCTGTCGATGTAGTACAGAAAGAGACCGGCCGGCAGCATCAGTAGCCAGGCAGTCGAGTCGAACAGCGAAAGGAAGCGGGATTGACGCGGGGCAGTCATGGGTGACCTCCTCTGAATTTTCATCAGCATGCCGCAGCCCTATCAGGTGATAGGCTGCAGCTTTCCCATCTGCTATCGAGGTGCCTTGATCAGGACGTCAAGACGGCCGTTGATGCCCTGCAGCAGCTCGCTTTGTGTGTCGCGCCACTTGCGCCACTTCTCGAAGGCGTCCGATTCAAGGTGCGCGCGCGCATCGCTGAGCGTCATGCGCGCGGCGGAATCAGCCGGCTGATAGCTCCACTGAATCAGTTCGGTTTTCAGGTTCTGCAGCGACTCCAAGGAACCACGCCGTTCCGTCACTGAGCAGGTCGGATACAGGAAATCGGGCCGAGGGTAACCCCGGCACCTCCGTCACAAATACCAGCCCTTCGTCGCTGAATGCGGTGCGCAGCAGGTGCTGCAGGGTATCGGTAGCCGACAGGTAGGCACTCATCAGTAGCGCGAAGTCGCTCTCGGGAAAGTGCTGTAAGGTCTTTGTCCGATCCAGCAGCCAGGCATCGAATACGGCATCGGCCACGTCTTCGACCTCGGGCTCCTTGTCGGGGCGGCGCATCTGGCAGGCCATGGCGCCAATCATCCAGCCCTGGCGCTTGCCGAGCAGGCGGCCGGTGCTGATCAGGCGCTCGATGGATTCAGCCTGGTAGCCCAGCAGAGGGCTGCAGACCCAGCGGTCCTCGCCCAGGACGCCGACCTCGATCTCCGACACCGCTTGCACGTCATGGAACAGGTACTGCGAAAAGGTCGCCTGGTCGCCGATGGCAAAGTCGGGCTTGCCGCAGGTGTGCGCCAGGTAGTGCGCCGCGAGCATGCCGCGCTCTTGCACCGTCATCTGACGCGGGTCGGTGACCTGGCCGAGCGGCGTGCGGTCGGCAGGCTCAATGACGTATTCGAGCATCGCGGTAGTGGCGGCCTCGTGCAGATGCGCGGGACGCCCGCACAAGGCAATGGCCTGGCCGATGGTCAGTTCGCGCAGCTGAATGGTCAGGCGCGGCGTGCGAAAGGGTGTGAAGTGGATCATCTGATCGGGCCTGTAGGGGATAGCATCTGCATGCTACGGGCGCACGCACTCGCTATACGGGCAGGGCTTTCCGATCAGACCAGATTGGTGAAGGTGTCGAACTGCACGAACGACAATTGCAGCTCCTGCATGCCGTCGTCGCGGCGGCTGCCCTCCAGCTCGATTGATTCAGGGCGCACGATGAAGCTGTCTAGGAAGGCGCTGCCGGCGTTTTCGGCGTCCTTGTGGGCGAAGGCATGGGTAAAGCTGATGCGGATCAGGTAGTCCATCGGCAGGCCCACGGTGCCATCACCGGGCGCCATCGCGCGCTTGAGGTTTTTGAACCACGTTTTGACCGAGCCGCCGACGTCATCCATGGTCGTGACCTGCACGCGCACAGCCTCGACACCGGTGACGTTATCCATGGAGCCGGCACCGATCATCACCGGATCGCCGCGCACGGTGAACGGCGAGTAACTGTAGTCGGTGACGAACATATTCATGTTCGGCGAGGTGCCGGTCGATAGGTTCGTCGCGCTGAACATGAACAGGTTTTTGCGCGCCAGGTCGATGGACATGAACTCGTCCATAACCTTGGCGTAGTTGTGCAGCTTGATCCCGCCGGTCAGCACGCGGTCACCGGCCGAGACGCGACTGGTCAACTTGCTGCTGAGCATGTCGGCGCCGAATTTGACCAAAGGCGACACCTGGCCGAGCTTGGACAGGTAATTCTGCCCGACCTGGCTGGCTACGCGGTCAAACAGGCTCACACGGTCACCACGGCCTGGTAGAAGGCGCGCTTAGGCAGCAGCTCCTCCTGCTGGGTGATCTCGGCTTGGATCTCGGATGTAGCGCGGCCGTACTGCTCGATACCGGTCGAGCGCGACGCCTCCATGCCCATGGCGTTCTCCAGCTCGCAGTACAGATCGAACAGCGGGCGGATCAGCGCGTACTCACTCGGCGTCAGGTCGAAGTCCTGGGCGCCGATGAAGGTGTTGGTCGAATCGACCGGGGTATGGATGCCCTGGCCGAACTCGGGGAAATCGGGTGGCGTCAGGCCGGCGGAAATCGCCTCAGCCTGGGCCTTTTCAAAGTCGCTCGGGGCATTGCGCATCGTGGCATAGCCGCAGTAGAAGCGGATGGCCTTTTTCAGGCTGCGGCCGATCTGCTCATCGGTCAGGATGTTGCCAAGCGGGCGCTCAGCAACATACGCAGTCAGTAGCTCCGAGCACAGCACGGCTTACCGCTCGCCGTGGTAGTGGTAGTGGATGGTGCCGCTCAGCATCATCAGCTGCGCGCGGTTCTCGAAATCGCGGTCTACCTGATCGAGCACAAGGAAGCACTTTTTCAGGCGTGCGCTGCGCTTCGGATTCTCGGGTGTACCCTCGTAAACGCGCGCGTTGAAGTAGCCGCCGTTTTCGTTGATAGCCTTGAGCATGTCCTGAATCTGGCCGGCATTGGTCTCGAACGAGCTGAACGGACCCTGCACGGCGGTCGCGATCTGCTGTGCCTGCCAGGTCTTGGTGCCCATCGGGCCTGGCACTTCGATTTCACCTTGGCTCGACAGGATCGGCCAGGGGAACTGCTTCATCAGCAGCGACAGGCTTTCATAGCCTTCGATCACGAACTGGGCGTCGCTCGATACCACCTTGTCGCCGAGGGCAACGGTCGAATCAAAGACGCCTTTCAAGTACGCCTCATTGGATACAGTCATGGGTTACCCTCGGTAGATAAACATTTTATAAACGTCGTTGCGGTCGAGCGCTGTGAGCGTTGCCAGCGTGATCTGAATTGGCAGATAAACATAGTTGCCGTCCCTGTATCGCGGCGCATCCAGCGGATTACTGATCGACTCGATCACCATCGGCGAAAACTTCTGTCCGCCGTAGATCATCCCCACCATCAGCGGGGCCAGCGACGGAAACAGCGCCTTGACCATTTCAGCGGAATCGCCGGCCTGCTTGATGATGCCCGTCAGGGTGCTATCAGCCGCCAACTGCTGCGGCAGAGACCAGCGTAGCAAGCGCTGATACTGGGCATTGATCTCTCTTTCCGGGTCGCGCATGGCGCGCAGGTGAAGGGTCAGATTGATCTTCACCGGCGGCATGCCAGAGAAGACCTGGCGGGAGTTCAGCTTGGTGATGCCCGTGCGCCCCTCTAGCACCTTACTGGCCTGCTGGGCCTTATTCGCTGCGTCATCGAGCATGCCGCCAGCGGCGTCCATTACGACGTCAGGCAGCACTGTCTGCAGGGCGTTGATGACGGTCCCGAGCTGGCCGGTTTGCAGCATGGCCATCAGGGCCGGCGCCTTGCTTTCAGGGCCTGCGTTCTCGAACGGGCTTTGCCAGTTGTAGGTGTACTCGATGGTGGCCTCGGTGATCGGGCCGATGACCGCATCAGGCTCCGACGCGAGCGCCAGGCCTTTGGAGTCGCAAGCGGTGATCTGCGCCAGCAGGTGCGGGTTGAGGCGCCCCCAGGACAGCTTGGCATTATTACCCGCCAATGCGCCCCCCAGCAGGCCGCCGAGCATACCCAGCGCCCCGCCTTCGGATGATATGGCGCCCAGGATCTCGCCGCCGACGTTTTGCATAAGCTCGCCGGCACCGCCCCCGGTCACCACGCCAATCGCGCCACCGACGACGCCCTTGGCGCCCTCCAGCGCACCGGCAAAATCACCCGACAAAAGATCGCTGGCGGCGCCCATTACGTCGCCGCCCACAAAATCGGTTGCGATGGACCTGGCGCCACTCAGGGCGCCAGAAAAGTCGCCGGCCAGCAAGTCGCTTGCAGCGCCTGTAATATCGGCACCCACAAACCCACTGGCGAGCGACTTAGCGCCTTCAACAGCGCCCGAGGCGGCCTTCTGGACGCCCGCGCTCGCTTGGTCAAAGACGCTGGCCATCTTACTTGTTCAGCCCAGCACGAGCCCGCACGCGCATCGACTTGGCGCGGCGCAGCTTGGCCATGCCGGTGTTCGATTTGCGGCGCATCTTCGCGACAGCGACTTTCTGCGCAGCCGACAGACGCACGGTGCCCGAGACGCGCTTATTGACGCGGACCTTCTTGCCCTTGCGCACTACAATTTTCTTCTTGTAGACCGCATCGAGGGCTGCCTCGTCGCTGCCGTCACCGAACACGAAGTCAGTCGGCTCGGCGCCTTCTTCGAGCTTGCTGGCAACCAGTTCCTGCACGCGCTCGCCGGCTTCGTTGTCCCACTCATTGAGCAGCTGATTGATATCGACCTCGGACACGCCCAGGCTGTCGAGGTATTCAGCAGCGGCGTCGGCCAGCTCCATCAGGTCGTCAGCTTCTTCGTCGGACAACTCGCCGTCGAAATCTTCATCGACCGAGCCGATCAGCAGCGACAGCAGGCGGTCGGCATAGCCTTCGCCTTCGCTCAGGTCGTCGGTTTCGGCCCACTGCTGCACGGCAGACACGGCCATCAGTGATGTGTTGGCATCGCTTGCCTGGTCGGCAAACAACGGCGCGTCATCGTTCTCGACAGCATCGAGCTTGACGTCGGAGCCAGGCTTTGCCTTGGCGGGCGCTTGGGTTTTCTCGCGGTTGGCGAGGATGGTGTCACGCAAATAGCGCATGGTCTCTACTCCACAAAGGCTCCCCGCCGGTCAGGGCGGGGAAATTGTTACTTGGAAAGGGTCTGCTGCACGGTGGTGATGCGGTTCGTGCCCTGGTAGCTGATCGAGTAGCGAACATCCATCTTCTCTTTAGGGAAGCGGCTGTTCGGGATGATGGTTGCCGAGTAGGCGGCCCCTTTCATTTCGGCGGACGGCACAAACCAGCCTGCGGTCTGCAGCGCCTCGAAGGATTTCTCGATGAACTGCGTGGTGCGACGGATCGACTCATCCATCGGCAATTGCAGCGATTCCTTGGCGAACGCGGTCACCGCGTCATCGACCGAGGCCGACATTTCAGCGACCGAGGCCAGCTTCTTGTCACCGGTGGTCTTGGCGCAGGTCAGCGAGTCGCGGAACACGTAGCGGCCGCCCGAGGCGTAGGTTTCGTAAACAACCGGGTTGATGCAGGCCCTGGCCAGGGCTTCGAGCTGCTGATCGGTCAGCTTGCGCAGCTGGCGCATACCGGTGCGGGTGATCGGGAAATTCTTGCCGGCCACCGGGTAATGCTTGGGCGCGACGTCGTTGGCGTCGGTCTGAGCGTTGCGGTTGCAGCGCAGGCCGATTTGAATGCCCGAGGTGCCGATCATGGCCTTGCCGCCGTTAAGCGGGTCGTCCGACTGCAGCGGTGCCCAGTAAGCCACCGGATAATGGCTGTCGATGTTCAGGTTCGCCATGAAGGCGATAGCACCCTCGACGGACAGATCGCCCGGAACGTCGAACGGGAATGGCTTGTTCACCTTGTAGGCAAAGCTGACCAGCTTGCTCAGCAGCGCGACGTTCTGCGTGCCGCCTGCATGCAGGTAGCCGTAGCCGATATCGGTGTCGTACAGGCGCTGAATGGCGGCGTCGTAGTCGGTGTTGGCGTAGGTGGTGCCGCCTTCGGTGAAGTAAGACAGATCGGCGAAGGTCCACTTCTCGGCGCCATCGGCGTCCACACCGTAGAACTCGGCGGTTACCGGAACGCTGGTCTTGTCCACGCTGATCTCGACCATTTCGGTCAGGGACGAGGCGACCGACGGCAGATAGTTCGACATGCCGAACTCATCCTTGGAATCGACCAGCAGCGAGCCCTCGAAGTCATCGAACAACGGGTCGCCGGTAGCAATGTCGATCAGACGCACCTTGACGGTCGAGGTCGCAATCTGAGCGCCCTGGGCGTTGAGCGCTTCGACGGCATGCAAGCCGATGCGCACGCCGTCGTTGAAGCATTCCAGATGCTTAACAGCGATCAGGAAGTCAGCGGGCAATGCGGCCGCGACCGACCACAACGGGGTCGCATCAGCGACAGTGGCGATCATGTAGCTGTTCACGGCAGAGGCTGGCACCAGACGCGATACGCACGCCTGGAAGGCGCCCGCGTCGAGGGCTTCGTAAATCTGCACATGCGCTTCGTTGAGCGGGTTGGCCAGGATCGAACTCGGCGCACCAATGCCGCGCGTGCGCGTGGTCTGGTCGATCAGAAACGCCCGATCAATCGCGCCGCGCGTGAAGCGGCCGACGCTGGCGAAAATCTGGTCGGTGTTCGACAGAATGCCGCGCTCGGTCTTATCGACCAAGCTCAGCAGCTGAACGCCCGAGCGATAAGTAATCTTGTCGCGGGAAAACGGAATAGCGCTCATTATTTCGAGGCCCCTCTAGGCAGCTTTGTGGTGATACTGCCCATCATGTCCTGCGCCAGACGGTCGCCCACGGCGATCATTCCGAAAACCACGTCGTACAGGTGCGCCGGGGTCTGGCAGGTATGAAGTGCGGTCGCGCCAGGGGCGACAACCAGCGTCGGCACGGCCTGGGCCAGCACCAGCGGCTTGCGGCCCGCATTGGTGACGGCGACGGCCAGGGGGAACTTCTTGCCCTCAGCCAGGGCAGTGGCTTGCGCCGCCGCGTCCTGGCCTTTGCCTAGCTCGATGGTGGCCTGGCTCATGCGTCAGCACTCCAATGCAGGCCTTCGCCCTCAGCCCAGCGATACAGCGAGCGGATCTGCGCGACGTGCTTTTCGCATTGCTCACGGTGCTTGTCGCCCTCGAACTCGATCAGGGCCGATTCGCCGGGCGCCAGCGTGATGCGGGCCTTGACGATGCGGTGATTCATGTTGGAGTGATTGACCAGCGTGGCCGACAGAACCGGTGCGGGCTCAGTCGTGTCGCCAGCGGCTTCATCCGCCTGCGTATCGGTCGCGCCAGCTTCGCCCGTAGGTTCGCCTGCGGTCTCGCCGTCAGCGGCGCCTGCGGCCGGCTGCGTGCCGTCCTGCTGGGTGTTCTCGGTAGACGTCGAGCTGTTGGGCTCGCCATCTTGAATTTGAGTCGAGCCCGCGACCGGAGCAGCGGGTTCGACAATGGGTGCGGCAGCCGGGGCAGTGCCCGCGACAGTCTCGTCCGGCGTGGCGGTGTTAGCCGCTGCCGTCTTGGTAGTGCCGCGCGTTTTGGCCTGCCCCGACTTAGCGGGAGCAGGCGAAGTTGCCTTCGCCATGCTTTATCCCTCGGGTTACGCGAACAGGTTGGTGACGTTGATCAACGCGCAGCCCGAAGCGCTCGGACGATGCTTGTTGATGTCGCTGAAGTTACGAGTGTAGATCGCCTGGCCGTACTTCAGGTCGCTACCGAACGACAGCGGCAGCACGGTGACAGGGACCGCATCACCCATGACGAAGGTGTTACGCGCCGGGCTGTTCGAGCGGCCCAGGCAGAGGATCTGCGCAGTGCCAGCAGCCTGGTCTTCCAGAATCTCCCACGGGGAGTAGTAGACCTCGAAGCGACCGAACAGGCGGCCAATGCGGTAGATGCCAGGCACAGCAACGAGACCGGACGGCTCGAAGATATCGCGCGGCAGGCCTTCCCACTGTGCTTTGATGGTCTTGCCGACGTACAGATGCGTGATACCGCGATCCATAGTGTCTTCGGCCATCTGCTGGTCAGTGATGCCCAGGACAGCAGGCAGATCCGACCAAATTTGCGCACGCGACTTCTGAGCCATCTGCGTGGCGTAGTCGAAATCGAAGGTCTGCGTGTTCTGAGCAGCCAGGGCGATGGCCTTGCGCAGCAGCGAACGATGACGCTCGACAGTGACCTGATTGCGGGCGCAGATCAGCGACTCGCTCTGCAGGTCGATACCCAGTTCGTTGTTGTACTGGGTCTTGCTGTCGATGGTCTGGCTCAGCAGGCCGCGCCAGGCTACAGCGTAGTGACTGAAAGTCTGCACTTGGGTCTTGATCGACGGCGTGACCGACGGGTCAAGCTCGAAGTCGATGTAACCCTCAGCGGTGACGATGGTGCCGGCCGGCAGTGCAGGCGCGAACGCCAGATCAACCTGGCCAGTGGTCAGGTTCACCGTACCGCTGATGGTGTGCGTGGTGCCCGCCAGGACGACAACGCCGGAAATCGGCGAGTTGACGGTAGAGGCGGCAACGCGCGGGTTTTCTTCGGCAACCGGGAAGCCGTTCACGTATACCTGGGTGCGGCCGCGCAGCAGTTTGACGTTGGCAGCGCCGCCAGTGGTCAGGGACAGGTTGCCGGTGGCTGCATCGCGCTCCAGATCCAGCGCCAGGTTGGCGCGGCGCTCGGACGACAGGAAAGTATCGCCGATGTTGACGCCATCGAGCAGAGAGCCGACGTCGTAACCACCGACAGCGGAGCCGGCCTGGTGGCTGACAATGCCGAGCAGGGCTTCGTTGGAGCCGATATCAGTCGGCAGGTAAGTGGCGACCGGGAACGCTTCGGCGATGGCGGTCAGAATGCCGATCTGGATGCGCTCGGGCTGGGCGGAAATCGGGTCGTGGTGGCTGGTGCTGCCTACGCCGTCGAGTTTCAGCTCGCTAAGCGGGGTCGCGTAGGCGACAGCCTGGTCGAGGGCTGCTTCGATCACGTCGGCAGTCGGCAGGACGCCATGGCGATTCTTGTACAGGCGCATGCCCTGCACAACGGAATCCAGCGCGATCTGGCCGTGCTGACCGTCGGTCTTGTCCAGCAGCTTCTGCAGGTATGGCGGCATGGATTCGGTAGCGGTGTCGAGGAAGTGCTGGGTTGCACTGCCTTCGGCGCTGTCGAGGGCTACGCCGCCCTTGGTTTCCTCGTACAGAGCGTCGAAAACTTTTTCAGTCTTCGCAGCCCCAAGAGTGGTGTAGTTGGCTCGTGTGCTCATAGAGTCTCGTCTCTCAATAGTGGCTTGAGGCCCACAATCAGGGCTACTGCCAATCTAAAGCGCCCCCGAAGGGGCATTTCGCGAGACTTTCCGAGTTCACTTGTGCATAACGATCAAGCGAGCGTTTGCGCCGGTGGTGGCGAGCAATTGAGTGTCCTTGAACGTGTTCTGCCCGAGCGGTTCAATGTCCGCGCCGTGGTCGTCAAGCCACTTGCGGAACGCTACGGCCTTGGCGTCGGTGCCAAAGAACACGCCTTCGCCAGCGATACCTACGAGCTTCCCGCCAGGCTTGAGCATGCCGAATGCGCGCATCAGATGCTGTGCGTCGAGGCGCGCCGCTCCTTTGCCGAATGGCGGATTCATAATTACGGCGTTGTAGGGTTCGCTTGGCGTGAAGGCGTCGAAGTCATGCGCCACGACCTCGTAACCCTTGGCTTCGAGAATGTCGCGCAGCTGGCTCGATATCTCGATCACGTCCACCTGCCCACCGGCGGCCTTTGCAGCGTCCGCCAGGTTGCCGTTGCCGGCAGACGGCTCCAGTACGCGATCACCTTCGCGGATGCCTGCCAAGTCGGCCATGCGCGCGGCCAGTGCCTTGGGTGTCGGGAAAAAGTCGATGCCGACCTTCTGCCCAATGATGGCGCGTTCGGCCTTGGCTATCGGGTCTTCGGCGCGGGCGCCCTCGCGGAACTCCAGAAACTCGACTAGGGCGTCGCGCAGCTCCACATTGGTGGTGATGCCCGCACGGCGCAGCCGCTCGACCTTGGCCAATAGCTCGACGCTGTACCAGCCAAGCTCCTCATTTGCCTCTTTCTGCCCGACCATCGCGCGCAGGGCCTTTACGTCCTCGGGCTCGATGAACGTGGCGTACATGATTTTCTTGGATAGCGCTGGCGCGCCCCGCTTGCCCTTGATCAGATCCAGCACCTTGGCGCGACTGGCGCCGGCATTGTCCCAGCGCGGGCGCGGCATTTCGGCGTGACGGGCTTCCTCTGCTGAATACCGCTCCTCTTTGTGCTTCATCTGCTCGGCGTAGGTCATGCCTTTGGAGCGTTCGTAGTTGGCGCGCGCAGTGGCCAGGCTACCCATAAGCGTCTCGACGTCGGCACGGCTACTGACGCCAGCCAGGTGTTGCGCTTGCCCGCGCTCGATGGCGTCGGCCAGGTTGTTCATGGTCAGCGCCAGGGCGCGGGACCGCTCGGCAGCAGCGAGACCGCTGGCGGCCATGGCGGCGCGCCTGCTGGTGTTGGCTAGGCGGTCGCGCCCTAGCTCCTGCTCGGCCTTCTCCAGTGTGCTGGCGGCGACGCTGCGCAGCTTGCTGACCTGCTGCTCCAGCTTCTGGCGCTGGCGGGCCTGCTCATTGGCGAGGCGGTCGGCTTCGGCCTGCAGACGCAGCTGCTCGCGCTCCGCGTCGAGTTCAGCCTGGCGGATGGGGTCGAGCGGTTCGGCCGGCGCTGGTGGTGCCGGCGGTAGGCCCATCGACTCCAAATGCTTCTCGCGAATGAAGTAGCCGCCATCCTTCTTGAACGTGTATTCGTCGATGGCTTTGGCGTCGGCGTAGCTCAGATCGGTGCGCACGATGCCACGCAGGGTTTTGCCGCGCCCAGTGACGTGCTCGATGATCTCGTGCTGCGAAGACGCAACGCTGCCACCTTCTGGCTCAGGCTTGGCCGGCAGCTCGATGTAATCGTTCGCCTGAATGGGCTGCACGCCGTTGGCCGCCTGGCGCCCGCGCGTAGTGCTCGACAGGTGAGCAAAGACTTTGCCGTCCTCGCGCTGCGTGCCGGTGTTCAGGATGTACCATGTGTCGCCATCGTGCTCGACGGTCGGCAGATCCAGCGCAGGAGGCGTCACGAGCTGCGTCAGGTGCTTGTCAAAGGAGGTCGTGCTCGGGCGCTGGGTCTTGGCTAGGCGGCGCTCCATGGCAGCCAGGAATGCTGCAATTCCGCGCGCGCTCGCCAGCGCAGCCGTGGCCGCGTTTGTGTAGCGCTCAGCCGCCTGGAAGTAAGGCGTGCCAACGCCGGTAAAGCCGTCAGGGGCTTGCGCATTCTTGCGTGTACCGATGGCCACGAGCGTGCGCGACAGCGCAAGCAGATCGACGGCCTTGCGCATCTCCATGCTATGCGAGTTCGCGCTCTCTAGCTTGGCCTTGTGCTGGGTTTCCTTGGAGAAGTTCGCCGATGTGATAGCCTTGGCCTGCTCCTGTATGTCTTCTTCGCTAGCCTCACCCCGAAGCGCCGGGCTATCGAACATGCCTTCATGCGCATCAAGCTGGGCCTGCACCTGCTCGGGCAGAACGATATCGTGCGCCTCAGCCTGTGATAGCAGTTTCTCGCGCCAGTGATGAGGCATCCCAGACAGCGCACTGCCACCCACTTCTGCGCGCGATGCCTCTTGCAGCCTGTACGTCACTGCCCACGCCAGCGCGTCGAGCTTCTTGCGCCCCTTGGCGTCGTATAGGTGAATAGTCGGCTGGCCGTTCTCGGTGTAGCGGCTCTGCTCATCGAACGGATTGGCGTGTTCGGCCTCGACCTGGCGGCGCAGCTCGGCCAACTGTTCCAGACTGTAATCGGACAGCTTGACCGCATCCCAGCCGAAGTTTTTAAGCCGCTCGGACGCCTGCTCGATCTCCTCGCCTTCAAGGAACAGGTTCAGCACCTCGGTGCCTGCCACGCCGTCGAGTGCGTTGTCGCCGTCCGCGTCCTGATCTATCATCAGATCCTGGCGATGAAGGTCACGCCCCAGCGACGCCTCGTTGGGCTGTAGGACGGATCGGCCCTGCTCCGTGGGTACGACGGAATCCAGCGCCCCGCTACTCCCACCCGTGACCTTCACCGCCTCACTTTTATCGACCGAATGGTCGTAGGTAAACGTCCCGTCGGCCCGCTCGTGGACGATGATTCGAGCCGTTACCGCCTCCCCGCCGATACTCACGTCAGCTTTGAGCACGAATGCCTTGGCCACGCCACTCCTGACCGCCTTGTCACTCGGCGCCATTTCGCTTGTCTTGCGCCCAGTGGCAATCAGCTCGGGCAGCGCCGCCACGATCTTGATCTTGCGACGATCACCGCTCAGCGAAGCGAATTTCTTGAGCCCGCGCTTGTTGAACTCCACCTGCGCATCGAGCGCACGGCAGAAGATGCCACCCATGGGCACCAGCTCGTTCAGGTAGTGCTGGAAAGCCGCGTCGCGCAGGGCCTTCAAACCCTCGGGCGTGTCGGGGTATTCGCCGAACTCCTGCCCGGTCAGGGTGATGGTCTCGATTGTGGGCGCTGCGCCCTCCCCTAGCTGCGCCAACAGCGCCGCAATGCGACCAGCGATCTTCACGCGCTCCAGCACGCCAGCACCAGACAGCGCCGCCACCTCGGTGGCGATCTGACCGGAAATCTTGATGCGCGCGAGCGCGCTGACTGCATCGAACAGGACGGTCATGCCAACTCCTCCAGAATCTGCGTGGCGGCGGCGACAGCGGCCTCCTCCTCCTCGGGCGTGTCGAATACCACCTGCGGGATCAGCTCGATAACGCGCTGCGCCAGGCGCACGCGGTCGTCCTCGGGCAGTGGCTGGCGCAGGTCGCGCAGTAGGCCTTTCAGCTCCTCCTGGGGCTCGTTGGTGCCGAAAATGGCATCGAGCAACGCCTTGTTGCTCATGGCCTTCTCGAACACGCGCTCGTCACGGATGGCGGCGAACAGATCGTCGAACGCGGCATTGATCCGCGTGCGCTCCTCGCCCTCGGGGTAGGGGTTCCACTGCACGCCGAACATCGGGTCGTAGTGGTATTTGTTGTCGGCATAGCTCGACAGGTAGTCATTGCGGCGGGATTGGCTCTGCAGGCGATCCTCCAGATACGACTGGAAGGCGCGCGCGGCCATTTCGTGATCCTTCGACCAGTATTTGCCGGCCTGGCCTTCGTCCAGACGCACCGCCTCGGCGTAGAAGCTCGACCCTTTGGGTCCGGTCATGGCGCGGGCGTATTCGGCACCTTCCGGCGAGTAATAGGCCGCCGCCAGGACTTTCCACTGCTTCTCGTTTTTCAGGCTGCGCTTGTCGCTGCGGCCCTTGAAGAAATCCGCCACCGCGATGACCGCCGCGTCGAGATTGCCGGCGGCCTTGATCGCCTTGGCGATACTGTTCGGATAGGAATGGTCGATATTGGCGACCGCCAGGCGCTTGTCCTTGGGACCGATCTTGATGATCTCGGGCGTGCGCACGTTGCCGCTGCGCATTTCGACGGCCAGGCTCACCATGGCGGTGCGTAGGGCGCCCTCGGGCAAGCGACCCGCATCGACTGAGGCGAAATTGCGCGCCTCGGTCGGCTCGCCGGTGGCCAGCTCGGCCAGCATGTCGTCGATGGCGTGGAACCACTCGTGGCCCAGCGATCCGCCGCCGCCCATCTTGGTCAGGTTGATGACGCGGTGAACGCCTTCGTAGGTGGCTTTGGCCGTGGAGCCGCCCGCATTGCCGGTGCCACGCGCACCGAAGGCCATGCCCAAGCGCCCCCCGAGACCCAGCGCCTTTGCGTCGATACCCAGGATATCGCCCAGGTCGAGCATGGCACCGGCTGTCTGCTCGACGTGAAACTTGGCGCTGCCGGGATCTTTGAGCACCCACTTGCCGGACTGCACGTCACGGAAACCCAGCATGTCTTTCAGCGCCAGGGTGGAATCGACCTTGACCGGTGTGCCGCCGATGCGCTCGAAGGTGTCGGCGACCTTGAGCTGGAAACCGATCTCCTGCTTGGTGGCTTTCTTGACCGTCACACGCTCCTTTTCCGCCCACGACCAGTCTTCAATACGGCCGCGCTTGGCGTTGGTGACGTGGCTGGCGAAGGCGTCGGAGCCCTTGCTGTAATAGCGGTAGTTCAGCACCTTGAAGAAACGCTCGCCAAAGGTCAGCCAGCCGCGCGTAACCGGGCTTTCGCTGATGTTGCGCGCCTGCGCCATCTTCTCGATGGCCGTCAGCTGCTTGCGAAGCTCGCCGATCTCGAAACGCAGGCCGCCGGCATGCGAGGTCACGCTGCCGCGATCATCGCGCTGCGTGACATAGGTCTCCTTGAAGTTGGGGTGCGCTTCATCCCAGGCCTGCACCGCTGCGACAGCGGCATCCACTGCAGGCTTGAGCGTGTCGATCTGCGTCTGCAGTTCGGGGTCTGGCTTCCAGCCGCGACGGGTGCGCTGATCCTGCTTGCGCTGGAACTCCCACACGTCCGAGTTTGCGGCGTACTGCGCCTTGACCAGCGCCTCGCGCTCATCGTTCAGGCGCCGCCACTCATCCGACAGCGCGCTGATCTGCTCGGCTATCGCCTCATACCGAACGGTTTCTTCTGCATTGAGCTGGCTGCCGGACAGTTCGTCGCGGATCTCGGCCAGCACGTCCAGTACGTCCTGGGTTTCCTTGCAGCCCTCCAGACGCTCGCGGATGGTCTTGAGCGCAATGGCGTAGTCCTGGCGGGCGCGTGGCGTGCTCTCGGTCGGCTGGGTGGCGATAGAGGCGTAAACGCGGTCAATCAGAAAGCCGGCGGCAGGTGTCATGCCGTTCGCCTTGAGGGCTTCCCAATCGGTTTGCCCGAACAGGTTCGACTTGGTGATGATTTCGGCAGCTGCGCGCGGGTTGCTCTCGATCTCCTCCCAGTCCAGATCGGTGGCCAGCACCTGGCGCCCGTCGGCCTTGGCCCGCTTGATCATCGCCTCGGCCAGCTCCTTACGGCTGCCGGCGATGTAGCCAGTGTCGCGGTAGCGGTAGTTCTCGGCATTCGGGTCGTCGGACAGACCGTCCTCGGCGCCCTGCTCGGCCTGCGGCTGATCCATATCGACTTCGAGCTTGGCCAGCAGCTCCAGCACTTCGCGCGATACGCGGATGCGGGCCAGGGCGTTCAGGTCAGATTGCAGCTCGGTGACTTTCGTGGCGAGCGCACCGCTGATTTTGATGCGCTCGAAAGGGGTGATGGCGTCGAGAAAGATCATTGCGCGCAGCGCTCACAAGGCTATAGATACCCAATGATCGCCGCGTTTGCGCAAGCCAATTGCCGAGGCTTTCCGCGCCCTACTCCTCGCGCTTTCGCGGCTTGCCGTCGATCACAGCGCCGCGCTCCAGCAGCTGGATGGCGCCCATGTTCAGGTATGCCGCACGGGACATGCTCAGCTCCTCGGCGGCGGCGTCGATGCGCTCCAACAGCGACGCGGGCAGCGTATGACTGATCTGCACCCGGCGGCCTTTCTTGGTTAGCTTGCGGGGCTTGCCCGACGGCTGGCTATCAGGTGCCTGGCCCACGAAGGCCGCCAGCTTTTCGGGATCAACCCCATCACCCGGCAGCTTCTTCTCAGGTTCTGGACGCTTGCCCGCCACATTCGGCGAGCGCACATTGATTTTCGGCGCCATTACGTATCGGTTCCGTATGAAAATGATATGAAAAAAGTGGTGCTTTAATCCTGAAACAGCAGGGAAATCAGCGCGCCTAGTTCGTCAATCGCCTGCTGATCCTTCGGACTGGTTTCATAGACGGACAGGCCGAGCTTTGCGGCGTCGGCGTAGGACACGCGCTCGACGACCTGGGTCAGGTACTCGACCTGCGGGTAATTCTTCTGCACATACTCGACTGCCTCCAGGTTGCGTCGCACCTTTGGGTTCCCTTCATCCATCTTGCCGGGATCGGCCATGTTCAGAACGGCATAGACGGTGAACTCCTTGCCTGCCGCGCGGACGTCCTGAATCAGCGGCACCAGCTCGTCAAAGGCCCACACCGACACGTCGCGCGGTTCAAAGGGCGCGATCATTACGTCGCACAGCGCCATTGAGGTGCGCAGGGCTGCCGTATCGCCGCCGCCACACTCGATGATCACGTCGTCATACTCATTCGCCCGCAGCCGCACTTGCGCCATCAGCGTGGCCGCATCGCTGTACCAGTCGCAGGGCAGGCCGCGCACGCCTTCGATGCTGGCGCGGATGGTTGATGCCTTCTGCGAGGAGTGCTGGCGATCCGCGTCCACCAGCCACACCTTGCGGCCCGCAAGCTGCCGAGCTGATGCGATGTTAGTGGCCAGTGTCGTCTTGCCGACGCCGCCCTTGGTGTGCCCTACGGTTAGGATCATTTACCCATTCCTTTGATATGAAAAAACGATGAAAAACCCTCTAAATCCATGGTGGCATCCGATGGTTTAAGGGGTATTAGCGCATGCTGAGACGCTGGGTTTGAGTGCGGGAAATCAGCCGCGTTCCGTCATGCGTTTTTCATATTAAAGCGCGATGCAAATAATCCGCAAATGGCTGGGGATCAGTATGTGCATCGGTGCAATTCAATTGCAGAAAAGAGCGGACAAAAAAAGCCCGCACGAGGCGGGCCAAAGGTCGCAGGGTAGCGTTTTCGTTAGGCGAGGGCGGCCTTAGCCTTGGCGACCATGGCATCCGAGAAAGCGTTAGCCGCCTGCTCGAACAACTCCATGATCTCGGCGTTATCTTGGAACTGGTCATGCACCGCTTCCAGGCGCTCGGTCAGGCCTTCGTCCAGATCGGCAGTGCCGTCGATGACCGACTGCAGCAGCTCGCGGGCGGCTTGAGTCTGGTCGTCGGCTAGCTCGGCAGCAGGCCGGCGAGCGATCAGATACGCCGCATAATCCAATCCGGTCTTGGTCAGATCCTTCGCATTGTAGAAGCCCTCAGTAGCCGGATCTTGCAGAACCCGCTCGCTGTCCCACTCACTCATCACACGGCCATCGGCAACCAGTGCGCGCACGAAGTCTCGGAGACTCATCACGCCCTTCGGCGTGTTGCGATTGCCTGCCAGCGTGGCGCGGATGCGGTCGCGCTGCACCTGCGGGAACTGCTCAGCAAAGCCGTCGGTATCTTCGCGCTCAGCCTTGGCGGCCGCTTCCTGGGCTTGCTCCTCGACCGCTGCACGCTCGCGCTCCAGCTTGTCCTGATACAGGCGTTCGTCGAGCGCAATGGTCTGCTCAAGGTCAGCGACCGGGATGATTGGGGCGCCGCCGACTTTGCCGTTCAGCAAGGTGTAATACTTGCCGTCGCGAACCGATTCGACCGAAACGGTCTCGCCATAGCCATTGAGCCAGCTGCGGCCGATGTTCGCGTCATCGTCGGCGGGCGCTGGCTCGGGCGTAGCAGCGGGGGCTGGCGCAGGCGCGGCCTGCTCGGGCTCTTGGCCGTCCGGCATCAGCGGCGCGAACAGCTTTTCAGCCTTCTGCACGCGCAGACCCAGGACAATGCTTCGCATCTGGCCGTCTGGCGATTCGGCGTAAAAAGACAGGTCGCGCTTCTGCATGCCCATCTTGAACGCGGCGTAACCCATTTTCAGGAACGACTCAGCCAGGTCGCGCATGTACTCAGCAGACACGAACCCTAAAAGCTCGCCGATCTGAACTGGAATCGCGATATGGCCCGTCTTGCGGACGTAGTTGCCTGCCTTGACCGCGCCGCGCGCGAAAGCTGACACACGCTTGGCTGTGAACTTAGCCATGCCGGGAACGCTGCCCCGACTAGGCATGACCCGCTCCCAATCAGGGAACTTGCCCTCGATCCATTCACCCTTTGCGCTCAGCACGCTGTATTGACGACCGTTGTCGGGCTTTGGCGGAACCATGGACAGGTCCAGACCTTCGATCACCATGGCGCGGTGGCCGTCGGTGCTGACCACAAGGCCGCGATCTGTGTCGATATGCACGCCGTTAAGCCAGTACCGGTTGTCGTTCACGCCAGCGGTTGTATACGCCACCTTGAAACGATCCACTGGCTTCTTGGCTTCCTTGATCGCTTTCTCGATGGGCGTGGGCTGCACATTGGTGACGTCCACGATATCGAGCCAGTCGGCACGCACGCCACGCGGAACCGGTGCGCTCGGGTTGCTTTCTAGGAAGGCCTTCGCCGCTGCTGCGTAGTCCTCGGGCGAGGCGCCCTCGGGCTCGAATTTGCCGGCCGCGAACCGCTTGAGTGCTGCCGCCGCGCCCTCGGTCAGGCCATCAGCATTCACCGAGCCGACTTTGCTTTGGTCGATCTTGAACAGGCGATAGAAGTCGCTCGCCCATTCCTGGCCGGAGATATCCAGCCCGCCGGACTTCACCGCACCGATGATCTGCGCATCCGCCTTGATGTTGGCCGTGGAACCGATCTGATCGCGATAGAGGTCTTTGGCCTTGAAGGTCAGCGCCTTTTTCGCCTCCTCACGCGAGCGATTGAGCGTGACGGCGAGGCGTTTGGTCGCTTCTTCCGCGCCCTCGGCGGCAAGCAACTCCTGCATGCGCGCAACAATCTGGTCATAGGTCGGCGGGGTGCCGCCGCTGATGATGCTGCCAATCACGAAATTGTCAGCCGTCTCGCGCATGTCGCGCATCTGTTCGGCCGGGAAGGGGTCTGCATTGGCCGCTTCCGGCAACGCCTCGCCGCGCCTCCGGCGACCTTCCTCGCTCACGATGTCCTGATACTCGTCCAGAATCGGATCGGAAACGGATGCGTTGGCTGCGTTGGCGGCCTGAATGTAAGCGCCCAGCGACTGGCGACGCTGCGCCAGCATGCGGTCATTCGCGCCAGTGATCTCATCCGGCGCGAACAGCACGGCCGGCGTGATGGTGAAGAAGTCGAACGACCCGAGCTGGTAGTTATCCGGCTCCAGATCCTTGGTGTAGTACACCTGGCCGTCTTTCTCGATGTAGAGATTTTCGCTGCCCAGCGAGACGATATTGGCCATGCCCAGGGCGCTCAACTCAGGGCCTTCGACCAGCTTGGCACTGGACAGGTCGGGCTCACGAGCAGCAGCCCGCGCCTCCTCGATGCTCGCGCGGTACTCGCTGTCGATCTTCACGGCCATGGCCTGATCGCTCAGGGACAAGTCATCATTCCATTCAGGGCCGCCGCCAGTGTCTTTCCACGTAACGGTTTGGGCCTTCGCGTCCACACTCGGACGGACCTCGTAGCGGGCACCATGCAGTTCGAGATGCACCGGGAGACTGCCCTTGACGACACGCCAGCCCAGCTTAGCCAGCTCGGCCTTGACGGCGGCAGCGCGCTGGTCAATCGGAGCCTTTGGCAGACCTTTACCGTCCTCGCCGTATGATGCCTTGGCCATGTTCAGCGCCGCGATACCGGCGGCAGTCCATTCGATCTGCGAGGTAGACGGGCGCGCCACATAGCCAAGCTCTGCAGCCTTGCGCAGCACATGCTCGATGCTCGGGTCGGACCACCAGGCGCCAGTGCCGCTCGTGGCTTTCATGGCGGCAGCGAGCTCAAAAATGCCAGGGCTTGCGGGGTTTTCTGCGCCACTGGGGCTCAGTCTGGCCTCGAACGCCTCGATAGCTGCCACAGCCTCAGCAATGGTAGCGAACCGCTCCTCAATCGTCGGGGCTGCCGACACAGTACGACCCGTGGACTGACTGACTTCGTTAGCGGCAGTTGCCACCAGCACCTCCACCGGATCGCCAGTAACGGCGCCGCCGATTTTGCGCGCGGAGACGGTGTGCCGGGCAGCACCATTCTCCAGAGCGCCGTATTGTTTAAAAGCGCCTCCCGAAGCGCCGCGCTCGAAGCCTAGCGGCTCAAGGGCCGCCAGCACGTCGGCTTGCGTGATCTCAGCCGGACTGCCACTGGCGTTCGGCTCAACGCCACCGGAACCTGTCGCCAGCTCAGTCGCACTGGTGCCCAGCGGGGCGGACGGATCAGGCGCCTGATTGGCACGCTTGGCCTCGACCTTGGCGGTTAGATCGGCGATCTCGGCGTCCAGGGAGGCGAGGGTGGATTCTTTCTCGGCTACGGCACCCTTGGCCTGCTCGATGGCTGCCAGGCGCTCAGCGCGGGCGCCGTTGGCCTTCTGGAACTTGGCGCTGTTCTTTTCGGCCAGGCGCATGATGCGGCGGGCGACTTCGCGCGGGTTCAGGTCGCGGCCCTTCTCGGGCGCCACCAGAATGGTCACGTCCATCTTGTTCAGCAGCCACTTCCAGCTGACCAACTCATCCTGCGGCAGGATCTTGTTCGGCGTGCTGTCGGGGTTGTGGAAAAAGATCGCCACGGTCTGACCGTCGCTCAGCTCGAACAGGGCGGTCACGTTGGTCGTGCCTTTCTGCTTGAACGGCTCACTGACCTGCAGGGCCACCGGCTTTACGGTCTCGCCCGCGCTTTCCATGATGCGCTGCAGCTGCTCCATCTTCGGTTGCAGCTTGGCGTTCTCGACCACCAGCGCGTCGAGGATTTCGAGGCTGTCGGCGTCTTCGAGAATGTCGCTCATCTGTACGGCGTCGAGCAGCAGCCCGTCCGCGCTATCGCCCAGGCGCAACCCGTAAAGGATCGTTGCCAGGTCGCTGTTCGCAGGCATGCCCGCGCTGTCCCAGGTTATATCTGTCATGTCGTCTTCGCCGTCGTAGGGGAGTGCTTTTTTCGAGAAAGGCAGGGCGGTGTTGCCGTGCTTGAGCCACCAGCGGAATTGCTCGACCGTGGCCGAGACCATCGAGCCCAGGCCGGTCCATCCGCGCTCATAGCTGCCCATGTAGGCGGCGCGCGCGGCGTCTTCGTCGGCAAAGGCAAGCATGACCTTGTGCTCATCGAAAGCACCGTCCTTGCCGTTCTGGTTAACCACGAACACGCGGTTGGATTCAGGGGAGGGGCCGATGTAGCAATCCACGGGGTCATTGTCTGCACCGCGAGTACCGCTAAATTCTCCGTAGTGGGCCATGCAGACGACGCTCCACGGCTTGCCGTCGCTCTTGCCCGTGCGGCGCTGGCCTTGGGGCGTCTCGATAGCGATATCGAGCCCGTACAGCTTGACGCGCCCCTTTCGGTAATTTCCGCTCTGCAGCTGGGCAGGGGTCGGCATGGCGTAACCGTTCAAGCCGGTGGCGCCCGCGTTGGCTGCGGATTGAATCTGTGCGTATAGATCGTTCATGCAGCCAGATTAACGGCTGCGTTTGGCGCTCTTTTTCGGGCTTTCCGACACGGCAACCCAGCCGGCGGCGACGTGCTGAACGCGGGTTTCGCCAAGCTCCTCGCGCATGTCGTCGGCGACTTCGGTCAGTAGGCCGTTGATGGTGCCGGCCAGTTCGCGGAACTGGACGGCGTTGGGCGTGCGAAACGTGGCATGGAAGCGGGCAGGGCGCCCGTACCGATCAAGCCCCCACACCTGCGCCCGCACCGTCCAGCGCAGGCGCAGTTTGACGGCCTCGGATGGCGTGAGGCCGCGATAGCCAATGCGGTCGTCATGGAAGCGGATGACCTTCACGGCGCCACCTTGGGCGCCGGCAGCGCCGCCAGGAAGTTGCGCACCGCCTGATGCTCGGCGTTCCGGTAGCTGCCGTAAGCGTAGATGAAGGGCTTGCGATGGTTGTGGCCATCGCGCGCCAGGAAGTCCTTGCAGCCCTGCTCGGTAAAGCAGGCCGTCACAAACACGTCAATTTCCTTGATCGCGACCCGCTCCCAGCCTGGCGTCTCTCGACCATATTGGCGCAATACTTCCAGGCGGCGCGCCTGCACTTCATTGGCCTCGTTGTAGTCCCCGCTCTTGGACTCGAACCACATAATGCGGTCGTGATCGTAGTCCTCGTGGGCAACGATCTTGCGCTTCTCCATCACCGCGAACATCGGCTGATCCGTGCAACGGTTGTCCTGCGTGCGAATGCGCTCACCAATGGCCTGCAGATCGCTTACAGGAGACGCAAACAGATCCGCCAGCGCGTCGTACAGGTAAGTTCTCAGCGGCCGTTTCTCCGCGTCGTACAGGCCGTGCCAGGTGGCCATGGCGTCGGCAATGCGCTGCTCGATGGAAGCGCGATCAATTGGCTGAGTCATGCCAGCTTCCACCGTGCTGCCTGCTCGTGCAGTTGCTTGAACTTCACCTTTGGGATGCGCGGCATGTATCGCTTGTTGTCTTCAAACCACTGTTCCAGCCGCTCGCGCGGGGATTGGATAGGCTCTGCCGCGAAACCGCTTTCCTTGTAGTGCCGTGACGATGTGATGGCCAGGCCATAGCTTGCCCCCACATAAGCGGTTTTCTTAGCGCCGGCCGCATTGCGATCCTCGGCCTCTTTTTGGCTGCTGACCGGCACCGCATCACCGTAGCGCTTGATGTAGCGCTTGGCGCAGGCATCTTTCAACGGCTCGGGGATACCCACGAAACGCATATCCTCGACGTCCTTGATGCCTTCCTCCATCAGCCTGGCTATCAGCTCCCACTGCCCCGTCGCCAGCCATGTCCGCGCACAGCTCAGCTCGAACTCGTAGCTGGCCACGGTCTGGCGGTCGCGCTCCAGACGCAGGACGCTCGGCAGCATGTCGTAGCCATAGGCCATGGCGGTCTGGCATACGAACAGCCCGCCGACGTAAAGCTGACCAGGCCGGCTCGGCAAAATGCTCCCCATGGTGGTGCCTATCACGTCATCCATGGGCGGTTGCATGAACAGACACATGCTGCGGATCTGCTCTTGATCCTCGAACGAAAGGCCTGAAACCTTGAACTCGACGGATTGGTTATCAAACGGTGCGTCGGTCTCCTTGATGACCAGCATTTCCTCGCCAAAGTCTTCGTTCAGCTCGAACACCGGCGTCCAGAGCTTCGCGCCATTGTGAATGACCACCGGCCTATCCAAGCGTGTCAGCACCAGCAGCGCCAGCTTGTAACCCTCGCCAAAGCTACCGATGGCGTCAGCGTTGCCGGCTTTGGATGTGGCGCCCAGCAGCAAGGTGCGAGGAGACAGGGAGGCGTAGCGGCTGGTGATGGTCATCGCATCGCCCTCGAACGCATATTCAAAAGGGGATTCACTATCGAGCGCGTTCTGGATGAACTCGCGCACCGATTCGGACAGCCCCCAGTGCTGCACATAGTTGCGGGACAGGGAAAGCGGGTAGGTCTTGCTGTCGGACATGGCTCTAAGCTCCTTGCTCGGGCGGGTGTTGGCTGCTCGCATTATATAGCAGGCGCTATCCTGAATGGCAATCATACGTTCCGCATTAACGCATAACATCCGATAGTCGGATCAAAGGAGAAAGCATGTCCGAAGTCGTCAAGTTTCAGGTCAGCATTGCGGGCTATTCCGGCGTTGCGACCACGCTGCACTGCGTCATTCTGCCGGCCGATAACGTGCTGGTGATCGCCGAGGAACACCCACTCGAAGAAGCGCGGCGCGAGGGGTTCGGGATGGTGACCAATCTGGATCTACCAGCCGTCGATTACCGGTTCAGTGACAAGCTGATGCGAGACTCGATCATCAGCTTTTTCGTGCGCGACTCGCAGCAGACGCTCGATCTTGTCGATAAGCTCGCCCGCCATGCGCCGCACAACGCCATCACCAATGACGGCTATGACGACAACGGGCCGCGCTACCGAATCAACCCTGATATCACCAATGGGCAGATGGCGGTGCTCGCGGCCTGCGCCTTCGCTGACGTCCAGGCACCGATCAGCAAGGCCATGACGATGATGGACGATATAACGGCGCTGTATCAGCTCACCACGATCTGACAGGCACAAAAAAACCCGCACGCGGCGGGTCTCTTGAGGGGGCGCTCGGTCAGCTGTTGACGCAGGCGTCGTGGATCGCATCGCCCATTTCCTCGCCGCTCAGTTCGGGGTTGCCGTAGGCCAGGGCGATCTTGCGCAGGTAGCGTTCCAGCTCCTCCTCGGTGTCGAACTGGCCGTCGGCGGCTCTGATCAGATCCTGCATGCGCACACCCTCGTCGCGAGCGCGCGAAACCGAATCCATGAGGTTGGCTTCGACAATGCACGGATCGTTGGGATTGGCGGCGGCGGGCAGGCTGAGCAGCAGCAGAAGGGCGGCGAAAAGGCGGATCATGGGCATTCCCTGGCAAACGATTTGCGGGAATGCTGGCACAGCGGTCGCCAGGCAGCAACCAATACCCGTCAGAACACGAAACGCTGCGACGCCTTACCGTGGCGCACCATGGAGATCCGCGTCTCTTGTGGGCGCTCCCGTTCGCGCTCGCGGCCACGGCGCGAGAGGCTGCTGAGGTGGCTGGCTTCGACCGCCAGGGTGAACGCACAAAGCAGGATGACTAGGATTTCGCTTATACGCATGATGGCCGCTCCTTGGCGGGAAGGGGAGCCCGACGAAGCGGGCGGGAGGGTCAGGCTTCGAGCAGCACCGGTGCGGTTGTTCGCTTGTCCCGATAGTTGAAGTTGACGAACTTGCCCGCGTTGAAGTTGGCAATCGCTTCGAGGGCGGACGCCTTCTCCCAATGGCAGGACAGGATCACCAGCTTGCCGGCAGCGTCTTCGGCTACCACCACCGCCTTGTAGTTGTTCTTGGTGGCGCGAGTGGCCTGCTTGCCATTATGGCGAGCGATCAGCTTCTTGCCGGTGAACTCGACAGCCTTCTCGGCGGGCGCCTCGAACTGGACGATCCAGTTACCCAGCTCGGCGCGCAGATCCTTGCGGACGGAGCAGATGGAGCAATCGCCGGCTTGCGCTTCGTAGAAGGCGCGGGCCTTGCCGTAGTCGGTGAAGTATTGCTTTTCCATTTTGCTGCCCTCTGCTGTCTGCGGCCGGCATTTCCTGCCGTCTTGCTGCGCATTCTGCATTAGCGTCTGTTATACCGTCAAGCATTCACTTGCTATTCATTTGCACAAAAGAAAACCCGCAGCAGAGGCGGGCTTTCGTGACAGGCTATAGGCCGTCGTACTCCTCACTCATCGAACAGGCTCGCCTGATCTTTGGACGGCTCGGAATCCTCATCGTCCACGTCATCGAACAGCGATGCCTGGCTCTCGGGATCAGTCAGGGTGATCGCTTCCTCATCCTCCAGCAGATCGGCGTCGTCCACGCTATCCAATGCCTGCTCGCCCAATTCAGCCTTGAGCGCATCACGCTCGGCCGTGCGCTCGGTCAGCTGTGCATCCAGCTCGGCCAAGCGCGCCTGCAGGGCCTGCTCCATGCGCGGGGCGGCGGTGCGGATGCTCTTGGGTAGAGCGGCCAGCTTGCGCGCCTGTGCCTTCTGGAACTTGGCCTGATTGCGCTCGGCGGCGGCCGCGATCTCAGCAATGGCTTTCAGGCCATCCTGATTCTTGATCGGCAGCACCGCGCCATTGAGCAGCACGCGGTAGACGTCGCCGGTCAGCTTGATCATCAGGCCGACGGTCTGGCCGCTGGCCAAGGTCAGCATGGCCTGGCGATAGCTTACGCCAGCGGTGCGTTTAACCTTCGCATCGAAGTCGCTCGACACCACGGGTTGACCGGCGCGCAGCATTGCCTGCGACACACGCTTGAGCGAGCGCTTGGCGTCCGCTGGGTTATCAAAGTCGAACAGTAGCTCAGCCATAGGAATGGTTCTCTCGCAATTTGTCCCATCGTAGCGGCGCCACGCGGGCGCCTACGGGCTCGGTTTCCGGCATCACAGCGGGCCGCTCGTGGCTGCGCCGTCGCCTTGCTCCATGTGGGTGTGGGTTTGCATGCTCTTGCCGTCGGACGTCATGTCGCCGCCGGCCTGAGTCACAGGCCCGTTCAGTGCGATGGCCGCCGCGATCTGCGTGATGCTGTCGGCCGTCAGGGTGACGCTCGTGCCGCCGACGATCAGCTCGATCTTGCTGCCGGCGGTCAGAGTGATGGCCTGGCCTGCCTGATGGGTGATCGAGGTGCCAGCGGTGAAGGCCTGGGTCTCATCCGCCACCAGGGTGAAGTTCTCATGCTCCCAGTGGCGCGTTCCGACCATGTTCTCAGCGTTGCGCGCCCGAAAGCCGGTGATGATGGGATAGCGCGGATCGCCGGCCAGAAAGTCCACCCACACGCGGTCGCCCGGCAGGATGCGGATCTCGCTGTGCTCGCTGCGGTCGCCCAGGTTCTGCTCGATCTCGGCGACCAGCCCATCGGCGCCGCTGGTGATGCCCTCCATCGACACGACGCACTGACGCGAGGGGCGGTCATAGGAGACGACGACAGCAGGCCAGCGGCTCATTGCGACACCTCGCCCAGCCAGAACCGTGATGCCGTGTCGGTGATGCCCTCACGCTGCCGGAAGCGGTGCGCGGCGGTGATCACCAGCAGATTGCGCCCGCCAGACGTGACGATATCGCCCGCCAGAATCTGCTGCGCCAACTGCGAATCGACGATCTTGCGGGTGACCAGCACATGCGACAGGTTGTGCAGCGTGCGGGCGTCCTTACCAGGGATGAACCGAGCGTTGCGCATGGTGCTGAAATCACCGGCAACCACGTTGCCCATCGCGTCGAGCGAGAAGCACATGGGGATTTCTTGGCGCTCCAGCAGCCCGCTATCGTGCTCAGCGGACGAATCATGCTGGCCAATGGTGTCGGCCGGCGTCTGCTGCATCAGGTTGTGCAGGCGCTCGATGGACAGGCGCCCGTCACGCAGCACCAGGGCCGCGCCTTCCTCCTGCAGGGCCACCGCAATGGCCTTGCTCGGCACGTCGCCCACCAGGCAGGCGAAGCGGTCCACGTTGAAGTCATTGGTGATGACTACCTGCGCGCCGCACGAGCGGTACATGGCGCCGAGCGAGGTGTCTTGCGCGATGACCGCGCGCTGGCGCGGCTCCGCAATCGACTTGCAGCTGTCGAGAAAGGCTGTAAACCGTGCGGCCTGCTGCGCCTCGCCGCCCTGAATCTGGCCGGTTGGCGGCATGCGCTCGCGCTTGACGATGGTGTATTTCAAGTGCTCCCAGCCCGCCCATACAGACGCGCCGGTGGCCAGCCGCGATTCCAAGTCATCTTTGAGCCGAACGGCAAATTCCAGAGTGCGCGGAACCGGCGCCAAATCGCTACGGTTGATCGACTCGATCAGCAGATCACCGGGCAGCTGGTCGCCGTTCGCGCTCAGGTAGATATTCATTCTTCCGGTGCCCTCCACTCTACGCCATCGGCATCGACCAGACCCTCGACCCCAATTCGGGCCTGTTGGACACTGACCGAGGTGACGCGCGGATAGCCTGGCGGGTTGTGCGTGGTGCCGTCGTTTTCCTCGCCCGCCTTGGGTGCGTCGAGGTAGGGAATCACGGCCTTGAGCGTGATTTCGCCGACCAGAATGGTCGCGGTCTTCGATTCGCCGGCCACGGCAAACATCAGGTCGGGGTTTTCGATCATCACCGGCATGGCCAGCTCGTATTGCCCGAACGTGTGCTTGGCAAAGAATCGGCGGTTAAGGCCAGGATCACCAAAAAACAGCGACAGCTGCGCGGCCAGGCTGCGCGCGCTCATTTCCTCGGCCGCGATCACCGCCATCTGCACGCGAACGTCGTGCATGGCCTGGCGGTAGCCGTAGATCGACGCGCCTGGCTCATCGGTCAAGCAGACCATCTTGCGCGGCGCCTGGCGGCCTGCCCAATCGCCACCGGTGGCGGTGTAGTCGCGCCCCATGGCCACCAGCACCACCGGCAGCAGCGCGTTGGCACCGTGCGGGCCTTGCTGGTCGCGCTGGTAGCTATTAATCATCGCCTCGGCGTCGTCGATCATCCGGCCTGGCGCCAGCTTGACGCACTTGGCCATGCCACGCCCGACGTACTCGGTCAGCGCCTGGGTGTCGGCATACAGCGAGGCATACCAGCGACCCAGGTACTCACCAAAAGCCTGCTTGAGGGGGAACAGATCACCGTTCATGGGTTAGTCCGGCTGGCTGGCGAATTGGATGCGCAGGGTGAATGCCTTGTCGAGGTCGTCCACGTCCTGCATCGCCAGCTGATGCTCGGGCTTGATCTTGTAGCCGAACGTAGACTGATAGACCGTGCCGTCATCATTCAGGCGCACCTCGCGGTAGCCGTAGTACACGCGACCGGTCGTGCGATCCATGGCGCGGCAGAAGTGCCAGCCCTCGATCACAGGCGCCTTGTCGGTGATGATGCCGGTGCCCCACCAGTCGATATCGCAGTCATTGACGAAACAGGCGAAAAACCGGCTTGAGCGCTTGGCCCAGTTAAACGGGTTGCGGCAGATCCAGAGGTACTGATTCCAGAAGCTATCCTCGTTGCCGCCCACGCGCGCCGAGTGCTTGCCCGAGGGCTCGCCCAGGGTGCCGTCCTCGTAGTTGTTCCAGGGGCGCAGCCAGAGCACGTAGCTGTTCCAGTAGCTCCACGCGCCAGAACTGCCCTCGTTGCGGTACTCGGCCTTATGCGTAGCCAGCGTCGGCTTGCCCTGCGGATGACGGCTCATGTGCCGCGACGTCAGCGCAACCAGAATACCCATCGGGAAGTAGGTCAGCAGCACGCCCACGGCGAACGGGATGGCCACCAGAAACCACTGCCAGTAGGCAGCGAGGCGGTATTGCAGGGGAATCTCACGGGGGAGCATGGCGCGATCCTTGGAATGAAGGTCGCACCATGATGGAGTCGCAGGAATGCGCTACCCGGCGAGGCTTTCCGGCCAGAGCCGATCAAGCAGGGCCAGCGGCGAGGCTGGCTGAATGTAGGGCGCATGCAGCATCCACAGGTGCTGCGGCACGATCCGGCTGCCCAGTTCGACGCGGAACAGCGGATAACCCGCCTCTGCGAAGGCCCAGGCCACCAGCTCCGAACAGAACCAGTCGTCAGTGCTCTGCCAGTTGCGCTGACGGGCCAGGATGCCCAGCAGGCCGAAGTAGTCGTAACCCTTGCCCAGCTGGCTGCGTGCCGCCGCGATGACAGCCGCCGGATCGGCGCAGGGGAACTCGACCACCGCCACCAGGCTGGAAGCCTCCAGACGCTCCAGCAGGGGCGTGATGGAGACGCCGCCGACCATGTTGGCACCGATCAATGCGTCGCCGTCCAGTATCTCGACGTGCGACCACTGCGACCATGTGACCAGGCGGATAGCCAGACTACCCGGTAACCGCCTACGACTGAACAGCACCTTGACCGTGCCCATGCGTTACGCTCCCGCGTTACCCACGCCCGCCACGGCCGCTTGAATGGCTGCCACGGTGTCGTCGGTGATGGTTTGCGCCTGCTCGACCAGGCCGTCAGCCATCGCCTTGCAAACCTGCTCTTTCGCCTGCAGCCGCGTCTCGCGCAGGAAATACAGCGCCTCGTTATACGCAGCCTCCTCGGCAAGGATCGAGTCAGCGGCCTGCCGCGCGGTGCGCTCGGCCGTGACATAGGCCGCTACAGTGCGCGGCACGGCGTCAGCGGGATAGCCAGCCGCCACGAATGCACGGGCCTCCTCGGCGGCCTTCTGGTACTCCAGCGAGCGCACAGGATCGCCCACTACGGCAGAGCGCGCAGCGTCTGCAGCGGCGTCAATGCGCGCGCACAAATCGGCCGACTGAACGACTGCGCTGGCGGGCGGCGCGAACCGTTCGCCGTCATAGCGCCACCCCGGCGAAACATCGCCGTCACAACTCACCCAGTACAACGATGCGTGATAGCGACCATTGGGGTCAGTATCTATGACCTCGGCCACCGTTCCGTTTTCAACTAACGCCCACATAGTCATCACCATTCGATTATCACCGCGCCGTCAGCGCCACGGCTGCGACTGGCAATGCTCGACCCGCCGCCGCCGCCGCCAGGCGTAACACCAGGCGCACCTGCGCCGCCGGCCGAGCGCCCACTCCCGCCAAACAGGCTGGTGCCGCCATCGCCAGAGCCACCAGTGCCCGCTCCACTCTGCACAGGACCGTCAGAGCCATAACCTCCCGAAAGATTCAGGGTGCCACCCGTGCCTGCCCCGCCCGCCCCGCCCGCTGTATTGCCGCCGGCGTAGTTTTCACCAGCAGCACCACCCGTAGCGGAGCAATACGTGCCGAACGACGAGGTGCCGCCTGATGTGGTGGACCCTGCTCCGACAGTGACATTGACGGACGAAACACCCGTCAGACTGAACAGGCCTATCGTCGCCCCACCCGCTCCGCCACCGGCACCACGCGCAGCGGTGGTCGAGCTGCTGCCACCGCCTCCGCCGCCCCCCACCACGGTCACTCGCGCCCGGCGACGCCCGCTGCGCAGAACTGGCGGGACCGTTAGCGCGCTCACACCCGCGACGCCATAAGACAGCAAGCCACTGGCGATGCTGCCGGGCAACTGCGCCTGATCCAGGCACCACCATTTTCCCGTGCCATCGCTGCGAAGATGCAGCCAGTCACCCGCGAAAAGAAGCTCGGTTTGTGTCTGACCGGCTGCTGCTTCCGCGGTGTCCAGCATCAGCTTGTCGGTTCCGGCGGCGCGAATCACGAGCGCATTTTGTGTGACGTCCACGCGGCGCATGTACGCATCGCGCACCGTACTGGCAGCCGGCAGCGTCAGAGTGATTGCTCCGGCCGTCGCATCCACCCGACAGGATGCCGACTCCGTGGTGGTCAGGGTCTTGGTCGTAGTGACTAGCGCTGTGCCAAACGTATACAGATCCATCAGGCTTTTGAGACCAGCGGGCGTGACTCCGCGCGCGGCGTCAGTACCGGCCTGCGTTTCTGCGTCGGTGGCCAGTTCGACGATACCCTGCACGGAGGTAGTGGCCGGCACGACCTTTTTGTCGATGGCCTGGAACACGCTTTTCGATGTGGCGGGCTTTGTTTCATCCATGCCCGCTTCAGCTTCGGCCTGGCTCGCCGACGCAATACCATAGCCACTCAGCGTCGTCGGATTACTACCGCCCGTAACACGACCTAATTTGTCTACGGTCACACTGCGGTACGTGCCAACTGACACACCCGACTGACCAGCCACCATCTCAAAGGACAGCGATGTTACGCCCAGCGTAATAGCCCCATCCGTTGTCAGCTGCCAGATACTGTCAGCGGCCGCCACCCCCCGCTCAACCGGCACGAGCATGCCTGGCGTAACCTCCAAGGCGGCGTCAGCATCTTCTGCACGCTGCCAAGTGCTAGTTGACACAACATAGATACCGTTATTGCTAGCTGTCGCCTGATTCTTGACCAGAATGCGATCACCCGATGCGAGTGCAACGCCGTCTATGGTCTGCAGCCCGCTAAGCGTGATATTTGCGGTAGTCGCCGCCCGCACACTGCTCTTGTTGTCGCGCCGCTGGTACTCGGCGATGGTCAGGTATTGCGGATGCGCGTTGACGTCGGCCATGTGAACAAGGAGCGCCAACGCATCAGGATCAACTGACACCGTAATGCTGCTAGCGGCCACCGCCGTGATCGTCCAGTCGTAGCTGAAAATCAGGTTCGCACCGGCTGTTTTAGTGAGATAGGCGCCGCCCGTTGCGCGACTGGCCACCGCAAACAGGGTTGTACCCGCATAGAAACCGACTTCTTGGATGGACGCCGTTTCGGTGTCGCTCATCCAGATGGCGGCAACTCGGATCTGGTTCGGCGTAATCCGCACGCCGGCGCCGATGGCGATGCGCTTGACCTCGCCCTTGAGGCTCGTCTCGGTCCCGACCGGATCGTAGCCCGCCGTACCGAAGGCAATATGGGTCAGCTCCAGCTCAACACCCGTGTTTCTGGCGTTCAGTAAGGCGGCATTGCCGGCGCTGGTAATCTTGGGATTGAAAATCGCCATGTAGAGGTCCGTGATCCGCGTGACTGAAAAAGCATGGGCAGCGGGTGTTTGCGGCGTTACGCCGACGTACCTGAACCCGTGAAGAAATTAACCATCGTCAAGGCCCCGCCCGTGCGCAGCTCCGACGAAGCCACCTGGGAAAGCCGGATTTCCAGAACGAAACGCGCGGGCACCGTATTGCGCAAGGCGCTGGCCACCCGATCAGGCACTTGGTCCGTGGTCAAATCTACGCGCAGGCGGGAGGTCAGATAGAACTCGCTTTCCGATTCGCCAGCGACGGCCATTTCCGCTTTCGTCCGCAGATAGGTCGGATAAGCTGCCGCCTTCTTCTGCCACAGCTGATTAACTTCGTAGACCTCACCGAACAAGATACGCAGGTAGGTTTTGAGAAAATGCGTGCCGCGCCGTGGGTTTCGGAACCGCCACGCCTTGAGCAGGTAGCGCAATCGCGGCTCGTCCATCTGGTTAAGCACAGACAGGCCGTCAGCCGAAATACTGCGCTGCGCCAGCCGCAAAGGCCCAAGATGCGGCGCCCCGTACACGTTGATTTCTGCGGCGGCGTCACTCATCGTCTCCTCGTAAAGACGGACGAACAAGTCCCGCAGCTCGGCCTCTATGTCGCCATTGGCGAACCCCTTGGCAAGCGGATTCAATTGATGTTCTCCACCGTGATACTCAGGCTACTAGCCGACACGTACCGATAGGTTTCAGGCAGCAGAATGGCCTCATCCTGCACGGCCACTTGGATATCGGCATCTTCTGCCTGACAGGCTTGGATCGCATCCTCCAGTAGCGAGGTGACGCGCCGGTACAGGACGCGACTTGAGCCGCGCTTGGCCCAGGTCGAATCTCGCCCGTACTGCGACAGCACAAGCTCACTCGCCTGCTGCTTGACCGCAGCGCTGTCGTAAACGTCAGGGATGCGCAGCGTGATCGACATAGGGATTTCGCTTTCAGCGACTGCCACCCATTTGACCCGATAGGAGTCGTCGGCCGAGTAAATTATCCGTTCGGCTTCCGTGCGCAGCGTGGCGTCAGCTACCCCATCTTTCAAGGCCGCAATGAACAGGCAATTGATGCTGTCGGCATTGGCGCCGCGAACCTCCTCCTCCCGCTGCTCATTCCAGACCGCCAAGAAGCGGAACGGCGACAGGTTGCGTCGCAGCAGAAAATCGAAATTGCCGTTGTAGACGGCCGATGCGTCATACAGCGACGGGTAGCTTGTGATCTCGCGCAGGGTCGCGATATCCATGGGCGCCGCCCCTGGCGCCGTCACGGCGGCCAAGGTGATCTTGGCGCCTGACTCGGCGATGGTGGTCGCGTACTCAAACACGAAGGCCGCGCCCTCGCTCAGGGTGATATCGCCCTCAGTGACCAGCGCCGTGACGTTGATCACCTCGCCGACGCTGGGCTGATAGCCACCAATAGCGTCCGCCCCAAACACCACCGCCAGCGCGCGGTTCTCGTCGGATTCGAGGTGGAACACCCGCTGCTTGATCTCGACGTTGGTGAACTCGGGCGTGTAGGTGAACGCATTGCCCAGCGAATCGGTGACGCTGACCTCGGCGATATAGCCAATCTCGGGCGTCGGCACCTCGATCCGGTAGAACGCCTGACTGGCCGATACGGTATGCGTGATCAGGCTCGGCGTTTGCTGGATGGCCTGAATCGTCGCCGTACCGTTGGCAGGCACGCTGGCGCCGGTGGTCACCACATAGAGGCGCCCCTGCTGATCGAGCAGCCGCCGCCCGGTCAGCACCTGAAAAGCCGTTGCCGTGACGTTCTGCACGCTCAGCGAGACCTGCATTGGCGTACCGAACGGCAGCACACCCTTGACCGCCGCATCCGCCAGCACGGTGACGTCGCGCGCCTTTGTCCAGGGCTCCATGGCGGCCGTGTCCTGCTCCATCGAGTGAAGCGACAGCATGGTGGCCATGGATTCGAGCATGGCGAGCAGGCGCGGGTCGCGCACCTGATAGGCTAGGGCCGCCTTGGGGTAGTCGGCGATAACCGCTTCGGCCCGCGCCAGATAATCCGCTTTCGTCTTCACGCAATCGCCCCCAGGCTATCGACGGAAACCATGGTTCCCGCTATGTCGATGATCAATCGTTGCCGGTCTTTGCCGACAGGCTCCATGTACAGGTTCAGCGCACCGGCCGGCAGCGCGGCCAGCACCGGCACGTCGGCGACCAGCTTCTGCAGGAAGCCGTCAGCCAGCCCCGAGTTCATGGGCTGCTGCAGCAGGGCCTTGAGGTCGTTGCCGTAGCCGGAACCCAGGTAGGCATTGACCGGCGTTGCCAGCCAGTGCCGCACCATGTCGGCAATTTCCGATGTGCTCAGTGTATTGCCGGCCATTTAGCGCCCTCCCAGGTTCATTCCGAGGCCGCCGGTAGCGGCTTGCGCCAGCCCTCGGTCGGCGATGTTCTGCGATAGCGGCTGCTCGACCACCACCGGCTGCGACGCCTTCGATTCGTTGGAAGCGACCTTGCGCGGCACGCTAGGCACCGGCGGCACGCCTTGGCGATCCGCCGGCGGTGCGGCACTGGCCAGACGCGGCACGGTCGGTACACTGGCCTGCGCCACCATGGTCGGCGTCTGGCTTACGCTTTTCGAGACCACGCCCTGCGGCCCGATGGCCACCTTGCCGGTGTTGGCTGCCGCCAGATACGCCTGATACTTCTTCTGGCGGTCGGCCAGGCCGTTGGTGCCACCGTTGATCTTCTTGGTCACCGCCGTGACGTCGCCCTGGCGCGCCGCATCGCCCAACTTGTTCTTCTTCCAGTACCACGTCGCCACCTTGGCCGCGACGGCAGGGTCAGCCGCCAGGTCAGGGTTGCCCAGCAGGTCGATGCCGAGATCCTTGCTGGCGGCGGCGTAGTTGTCCTTGCCGGTCAGCTGGATGGCGCCACGCCCACGGAACTTGTAGCCGTCGCCCGCCTCGGTATTGCCCATGCGCCCGCCATAGACCTTGTTGGCGATGGCCTCGGGGTTGCGCGCGTCTTTCTGCGCGTCGGCGAGGTTCTTGTAATACTTGGGGAAGGTCTTCATCAGGCCTTCAGTCGAGTAATTCAGGTTCTCCTGCGTGTTGCGGAAGCCGCCCGACTCGTGATCCATCTGCGCCATGAACATGGCCTGCTCGCGCGGGTCGGTGATGCCTGAACTGGTCATTTCCGCCTGCAGCGCTTGCCGCATGGCCTTGCTGCGCCCCTTGGAGCCTCCGCCAAATGCGCTGGCTACGGCATCAGCCTTCTGGCCGACCCATTCGCCGGCCGACGCCTTGGCTTCGACGACTGTGTTAGAGACCGTCGCTCCGACTTCCTTTACCTTATCGACCACGGCACCGAACTTGTCCGCAAACCACTTGCTGATGCCATCGATCACCGCATCGAATCTGCTGGTCATGTCCGACCACTTCGATTCGATCCACTCGGTCACCTTGCCCCAGCGGTCCAGCATGCCGGTGACCATATCTCCGACGGCGGGCGCGATGTACTCGCCAAACTTGCCCGCCAGGCCAAAGGTCAGGGTATTGCCCAGGTCACCGAGCACACCAACAAAGCGCACGCCCAACTCCTGCGCCAGCGAGCCGTTAAGCTCGACGCCCATGCGCGCGGCATACTCCTCGGTCGAGGTGGAAAACGACTTGACCGCCGAAAACATGGTCGCCAGCGGCAGCGAGGCTTTGCCCAGGATTTTCATCAGCGGCCGGAGCCCACCGCCGAGCTTGTTCAACAGCGTGCCCAGCATGCCGATACCGGGCAGCTTCATCAGCAGGCCGCCAATGCCGCCGAGTTTCAGGGTGCTGCCACTCCGGCCACCCCCGGCGGGCTTCTGGTTCAGGTCACGCAGCTCCAGCCACAGGCGGCGATACCAGGGCACGGTAATTTTCTTTTCGGTCTTCTCGCGCTCGATCCGCTCATTGCGCGGTTTGAACAGCAGGCTGCCCATGCCCTTGAGCGGCGCCATCAGTGGGCCGGCGATCTCGCCGACCTCCTTGGCCGCTGCGATCGCCGGATCGACCTGCTCGGTGCCCGACAGCATGCCGGCCATGCCATCGCGCAGCTTGCCAGCCATATCGCCGACCTTGCCCAGCAGGCGTCCCATGCGACCGCCCTCACGCCCATCACCAGCAGCTACGCCGTTGTGCTCAGCAGCGGCCAGAAAGCGCCCATTGGCGGCGCGGTTCGGTCTGGCAGTCGATGCCGCGCCCTGCGGCGCTTCGGATGCTGGGCGACGGGTCGCCACCTGGCGCGGGGCTGGCGCTTCCGCCGTCTCCCGCTGGCGCACGCTGCGGGCACGCGCCGCAACCGGCTCCAATGGATGATTGGCCGCCTCACGACGGCGAACCGCACTACGGACCGCCTGCGCCATCGCGGCCGGCGTGGCGACCTGCGCCGCCTTGCGGCTCGACTGCTCAAGCGCGGCACGCATGGCCGCCGTGTCCGCCTTGATCGCGCGCAGGATCTGCAGCTTGTCCTGCTCGCTCGACAGATCCACCTGCTCGGCACCGACCAGAAAACCGCCGCTATCGGCGTTCAGGTTCATGGTTTAGACACCTAGCCGGCTGAGCTGGCGCTCGGCGTGCGGGCTCTGCCCCTGCTTGGGCACCCTGGGCTTTTGCAACGGCACCAGGGGCGCGGTCAGGAAGTCATCGGCACGGTCGAGGTGCGAGGTGGTCGGGTTGACGGTCATGTCCATGATGCCGTCGAGCACGTCGGCGCCCTTGCCTTCACGGGCCAAGCGGCTCAGGTAGTAGGCGTTTTCCTCAGTCACGCGCGCCAGGGTGGCCGCCATCTGGTCATAGGCGGTCTGCATCGAGTCGAGCATCATGCTGCACTGGTCGAGAATGGCCTGCTGTTCGGCCACCGCGTCGAAGGTCTCGCCGTCCACGCCATCGAGCGCAACGTCATAGCCGCGATTGGTGGTGTAGTTCGGTTCGAGCACGTAGTCGAAGCCGTGAAACTCGTTCGGGATGGCCTTGCTGCCGACCACAGGCGCGCGAATGGCGGACGAAAACCCGCCGGCCTTGCTGGCGTACAGGCGCGCCGCGATCTTGCCCGAGGCGGTGTCCAGAAACTCCTCCTCGTGCTCGACGGTGCCGTCGGGATAGGCCTTGATCGACACAGTGCGCAGGGCAGGCTCGACGCTGACGTGCTTGCCGTCCACGACGCCACCCTCGGCGGCATTGAGGCCGAATTTCACGCGCGGCCAGTGTCCGAAGTAGCCGAGCATGTCGCCATGCTTGACCCGCTCCTGTACCGCCGGGCTGTTAATCAGGCGCGCCGCCGCAGCGGTGTCGAAGTTGCGCTCGACGCCCCGCGCACTGCGGCCACGCTCAGCCAGGTTAAAGCGGATCACCCCAGTTCTAAGCAGGCTCATTGTCATCATCCTCGGTTACGGCGGCGGGTTTGCGCGGCTCGTCAAAATCGGGTTCGTTCTGATCCGTCGGGTTGTCGTTGTGGTCGCCGCCGAAGCCGCCACCCCCAAAACCACCGCCACCGCCGTCATCTTTCGGCTTGGCGTCCTTGAGGCCCTTGGCCAACTGCTTGGCATAGTCCTCATCGAACTGCATGGACTTGATCAGGATCTGCTCGACAACCTCCTCTTTGAGGCCCAGGTCGATCAGCTGCTGGAACACCTGCACCATGATGGCCGAGGCATTCATGGCGCGTTCGCGCGACTCCTGAACCTCGCGCTCCAGGGCGCTGGATGCGCCATAGAAATTGACCTGATAGGGCCGCGCCGAGGCGCTGAACACCTCGCCATAGCGCACCAGGCAATGCACGTCGATGACGTGATTGATGAACTCGGTCAGCGCCGTGCGAATGATCTCCGAGCGCTCTGCCGCCTGAATCGAGGTGCGGAAAAACCCACCCTCGCCCAGACCACCCGCCAACTGGTCGGCAAAGCCGAGCATGGACAGGTCGATACCCAAGGCGCCCGCCAGCAAGCGCGCCTGCAGCATCACGTCGTCGATGGAAATCGTGCTGGAGCCGGCCGAGCCTTGGAACTGGCTGACCTGGGTGATCTGTTTGTCGCCGCTGACCGGGATGATGTGCGTCACGCGCTCGGTCGAGAATTGGCCGCTCTCGATCAGCTTGCTGGTGCGCTCCTTGGCCTTTTTGAGCATGTTGCCCAGCGAGCCCATGAACAGGGTTTTCTGCTCATGGGTCATGCCGTCCATGTTGACGGTCAGCAGCGATTCGTCGATGGAGCCCAGGATGCGGTTCGATACCAGGCCGACGATGGACGTAGCCAGGCGGTCATAGGGTTCTTCGGCCGATTCAAGGAACGAGCCTCCCGCCAGCGCCGGCAGGTGCGGCCACTCCTCGGGTCGGTCTTTCTTGAGGGCGATACGCTGCGCCATTTCCATGGCGCGGGTCTGCGGCGTGTAGAGCATGCGCGCCATTTTCATGCGCGCCATCTGCTTGACCGTCAAACGCTCGGCAGCCTTCTCGCCGGTGGTGACCACAAAGCCGGCCGTGGTGTTGGCCTGCTCGTAGGATTGCACCAGGGGCGGCATCAGCATTTCGCCGGTGTACAGATCGGTGACGCCCACCTTGTCCTCGGTAAAGATCCGCGCATAGGCATCACCAAAGCCGGCGGCATTGAAGCACAGGCCATGGGCGATACGATTGAGGATCGGCTGCAGCTGCTCGGCAATCTCCTCGACGCGCTTTTTGTCGGCGCCCTTGGCGTCGGGCTTGGCCTCGATAAAGATGGTGTCGCCGCTGGTCTCGTGACCGCCAAGGGCCTGGGTCACATGCGTGCGCAGGGCGGTCGAGATAATGGGGTCGCCCATCATCTGGTGCCACTTGCCGTATATGTCGATACGCGAGCGCGCCGGCTGCTTACTGTTGCCCAGCAGCATCGAGACGGTCACGCCGTCATAGCCCCAAGCGAACTCGTTTTCGCGAATAGCATCGACGGAATCGACGACACCGAGCAGGCGCTTGGTGGCCGTCTTCACGCCTTGCAGGATGCTGGATTTAGTCTCTGCCATGGAATGCTCGGGCACCGTTGACCAATATGGATTTCGGTCGATGGTAGCGAGCGCACAAGCCCCTAGCGGGGCGAGCTTTCCGAGTTAGATACCGACGCGCTCGTCCTGGCGAGACTCGACAATCAACTTGCGCACGTAGGGGGGAATGCTGGTTGGGGAGGTGATGCCGACGACCTCGTAGGGCATGACAAAGCCGTTACCGGGCAGCACTTGGATCTGATCGTGTTTGTCCACCTCGAAGGCGCCCTCGACCTTGGGCTCGATGCGGCATTCCATGGAGCCGTCGGCGTAGCTGATGCCGTCATCGCTGTCGATCACATTGCCCGGTGCGGCGGTGTAGGTGCCGCTGAACAGGATCTTGCCCTCGCCGATCTCGACGTACTCATAGGCTGCCTCGTCGCTCGTGTCGAGCACGCCCATGCCGCCCAGCTCCAGCAATCCGCTACCGCCCTCGGGGCGCAGCACCTGCTTGCGAAACACCACGCAGTTCATCGAGTTCGGGGAAAACATAACCATCTGCCGAGCGGCGCGCGACACCTGCTCCGGTACGGCGGTCAGCATGCGACCGCCGGAATGCGCTGCAGGCCCATACGCGCCAAGTCACTGTCGGACAAGGCCTCGATCTGGATATCGCCCGGCACGATCACAAAGCTGACGCTGCTGCCCTGCTCGCGACGGACCTCCTCCAGGCGCTCACGCAACGAGTGCGCATGCTCGAACGTCAACGGCCCCGGCATGCGCACGGCGACAATTCCATCAGCTGGTAATCTTTGCATTTGCACCGTCAATTTCCCCTCGCTACTTGCTGGGCAGCGGCAAATAGGATGCCAACCGCCCGCGCCCAATCATCCTTGCCGACGACCGTCGGTATCAGTTCGCCGTTGCCACACTCGATCACCACAATGGCCGAGGTCATGTCCAACTGGTCGATACCGCTTAGACAATCGATGCTATCGGCCAAGGCACGCAACTGCTGAGCCAGTTCGGCGGCCGTATGGGCAGGCTGGGTGCCCTTGAGTGGCACGATCTCGGCAGACATGGCGGACCTCGCTTAAAGTGCCGTCATTCTGTGCCGGACTGGCGTTCGATCAGCACCTCGCTTTCCCAAAGCCGCGAGGTCGGCCCATAACCACCCACGCGCACGAGGCTGAACCCGCAGCGTCGCATGAACCGGATAAAATCAGGGGCGCGCATCACGTCATGGTCGCCTTTGCTGCGGCCAATGCGGCTTGCGCGGCGGCCTGGCTGAAACCGCCCTGCATCATCATCTGGATGAACTTGGCGTCGCTGACGCGGGCCTGCGCGGCGGGTTTGCTGGCGGCTTTGGCCCGCATGGCGCGCTGCGCTTCGAGCTGGCGCTGGTAGGACGGCTGTGCCTGGCGCTGTTCGCGCTTCTCCTGGGTGGTCTTGATCTGGCGGCTGCGCGAACCTTCCTTGCGCATGGCCTCCTCCAGTTCGTGCATCTGCTTCATCGTCTGACGCTGCAGATTGGTGCTGACCTTGTTGCGCTCGCCTTCGATCAACTTGGCGATATAGCCGCGCACCGACGTCGATTGGGTCAGCGAGACCATCACGCGGATCAGGTGCTTACAGGCCAGGCCGTGCAGCTGAGGGTTACGGATCTTCGGGAAGGCCGACTCTCGGTGCCTGGGGTCGGCGTTGTAGCCGCCGGCCGTGGCTTGGTAGGCGTGCCAGTAGCGCCAGCGACCGCAGTCACAGGATATGGCCACCGGCCCGTTGATCACCTCTTTGACAATCTCGCCGGGCTTCTTGGCCGACACGACAGCCGCCTCGAAGTTGAGCAGCCGCACCGTGACATAATGGCGCTGGCGGTCGGAGTTCGGGCCGGCATTGGTCATAAAGCGCATCTGGCCGCCGGCGATGGTGTGCGGGACCGCCGTGCGGATCTCCTTTTTCGCGCGCTCGCGGTCGGCGGGTAATGACAGGTCTACGACGTCCTTGGCCTTGATACCCTTCTTGAAGCGGGTTTTCAGCGCATCGACGCGGCGCTTGAACTCCAGCAGATCGTCCATCGTCATCGGCCGGATCTCGCCGTGACGACTGGTCATGTACTTCCAGAGCTTGCCGGCGTCTACCTCGCCGCTGAGGATATCGTCAGGGCGCAGCAGCGTGTTACTGCGGCTACGCGCCTCGTTGTCCTGCTCGAAGGCCCTACGCTGTTCGGCAAGGCCCTTCTGCGCGCTGATAATGGCGGGGTTCGCCGAGGTCAGCTTGGGCTTTGCCTTGGCCATGTCAGCGCACCGTCTGCCGCACGGCGGTCGAGTAGCCGGTCAGGCGCTTGAAGGCCTCCAGCTGGATCGGCGTCGGGAGGATCAGGCGGCGCTGCGTCAGCGGCTGATCGACCCGATCAAGGCCGGCGGCCGCCATCACCGCCAATGCCTCGTTACGGTTGCCGTAGACGCGCTGCGAGACCAGCGTCAGATCCCATTCTTCGTCAGGCAGGGAGTCGTAGCGCGCCGCGTCCTGCCAAGGCTGGCGGGTCGCGGCGAACTGCCGGATTTCTCGGTAAAAACGGGAGGCTTTGATCATGCTGCCGATGATCCATCACCGGCAGCAGGGGCTTAGGCGGGGCTTTCCGAAGCGGTAAAGGCTGCGCTTTCGACTGGCGCAGCGGATGATTTACCACCGTTTTTCATATCGTTTTCAGGTGCAACTGCCTGCCGGACCCGATCAAGGGCGCGCCGCTGCCGCCACATGCTCAGCCAGCACAGTGGCCCACGACGGGCATCGGCAACCAGCAGCGCCAGCAGGATGCGCGCACCGGCCTGATAGCCGCGCCGGTAGGCCTTGTCCGCCCATAGCCTGGCTAGCGCATCATCCCGCTTGAGCCGCTTGACGCCTTCGACCGGATCACTGTGCCCAACCGTCTCAGCAATGACGAACAGCTGAGCATTCGCCAGACCGAGCGCGTCCCGCGTCTGGCGAAGGGTCTCGCGCAGCACGCTGGCGCATACGTGGCGGGCCGGATCGTCGCGTTTCTGGCGATGCTCGCAGACGGGGCAGGTACGGATATCGGGCGTCATGCGGCCGCTTCCTCGCGGGCGGCCTCGTGCCGCGCCCGCCGCCCCTCTTGCTCCTTGCGGTGCGCTTCGACAACTTCCGGCACAGCTCGCAGGATCTGCGACGGGTTGCGGAAGTGGCGCAGGGCGACGATATCGAAGTCTTGAAACTCCATATCGTCCACGGTGACTGCCGGTAGCTCGCGGTAGTCGGTGAAGTGTTCGCGCACGGCCTGCTCCAGCTGCGACCAGGCGTCGTCTTCCTCCCATTCGGGCGTCTCGTAGCCGACAGACCAGCCGAGCATGATGGTGCCCTTCATCGGGTGGTCAGGCTGGTGCATGTACGGGTTCCCGAGCCCGTTTCGCGCCTGCCAGTACACATAGCCGTGAAAGTCGATACGACTGCGTGAATTGCCACGCTCCCAGTGCTTGCGCTCGTGTCCGGTGGATGAGGTATGACCCTCCCAACGGTCATTCGGGAACTGCTTGCGCCGGTCACCTAGCGCGATCAGCAGAGGCGCCGCGCGCTTCGATAGCTTCTTGAGAATGCGCAGGTTCATACGGCACGCTCCAGCAGTTCGGCAGGCACCAGTACCGTGGCGCCGAAGTGGTTCGCTACGATGATCCTGCAGGCATTGGCGTCGCCATCGCGTTCAGAGGGCTGGTATCGACGGCCTTCCTTCCAGAAAACGCCGTAGACTGGCTCGCCGCAACACTCAGGAGGCGAACCATGACTTGTCTGAACTCCGCACCCACAGCATTCCGGCGCAATCTCAACGGGAAGGTCAACCGCCTTCGCCACCGACCAATCCAGCGCCGGCCCGATCAGGTCGGCAGTCTTTACCTCGACTAGCGTTCTCATGCTGCCACCTCGACGTTTGCCATTCTCAGCCCCTGCTGCACCGCCTCGACGATGCGCGCCAGATACAGGCGCTTGGGATGGGTCACAAAGGCATGATCCGACACTGAATGGTGCCACTCCTCGCCGAACAGTACGGTCAGCAAGTCGCTTGCGTCGCGGCTGTGCATGAGACCTTCGGCCGTATCGAAGTGCCGCAGGTTCTCGGCCTCGTCGTACAGTCGGCGCGCTTCATCCTTGTCGTCGATGCGGCCGCACTCGTACCGCCACGACTCTCGCCCGCGACGGCAGGCAACGATGATGCGGCGCACCGCCTCCTCCAGCGCCACACCGCAAAACATCTGGCGGTCAATAACACCGCCTCGCGCCAGACAGCCGACCACGTATTCGACGCTCTCGCCGGTGATGAACTGCTCCACGGTTCGATTACCCATACCGCCCCAATAGGCCGACCACGATTCGCCGTAGCATTCGATGATCACCTTGCCCTGGCGGCTGATGCGGTCGCCGTCTTCGGACTTGTGGGTGCTGCTGCCGAGGTCTTCCAGAATGACCGATATCGGGTCGAGTGCTTCGGCGCCGGTGATCACCAGCTTGGTGACTTGGGTTCTTTCGATCTGCAATGCCATGACTCCCCTCTCAAAACAGACTTAACGTGACACCGCGCTGCACGTCTGGCTGCGTCGGTGGTGGTAGTGGTATGGGTCGCGCTACCCGCTTTGGCTCTGCTACTGCGGTGCCTATTTGCAGGGCTACCGGTATCGGTGGCGGGTTGAGCGATGCAGCCAGCGCCGGCCCGTTGTCGTATGGGTGCCAAGCGTCGATCAGATCCCAGCGCCCCTCGAAGTAAGACGGCCGCTCGATGCAATAGCCGCCCGTTACGAAGCGAACCCGCACCAGGCCACTAGCCGGCGGCGTTTCAGTCATGGGCCGCCAGTCCTCGACCGTGGCTGCCACTATGGCGGGCGTGGCGACTGGTGCCGGTGCCGGCGCTACAGGTTTTGCACCCTCCTCCATAGCCAGGAACTCGCGCTGCGCCTCGACACCTGTCGCGACCACGCGGCCACGCACCAGTAGAGCCACGTACTCGTTACGGCCGCACGTCGCACAGACCCGATAGCTCAGCTCTACGCCGGCCTTGGAGCGCTTGGCGCTGGCGTCGGTCATGCGGGCTGAACCGCATTCACACTCCACTGGCTATCCCAATGGGCGCGCTCGTATCGCAGAACCCGCAACCTTGCTCGATGGCGAAACTGTACAGGCGCCCCGCCTCGAACTTGACCGTATGCGCCTGGCACAGCGGCAGCTCGATAACGGGTAACCGGTTAACTGATTCGATGACCGCCAGGCCTCGCCCAATGGCGACGTGCGCACCTGGCTGCATGAACGGGAGAAGGGCCTCGACGGTGCCGCCTTGAGACGGTCTGATCGTGAGGTTTACGCGGGTTTTGCTGGCTTCCATGACGGACAATCCTGCTGCGATTAAGTGCCGTCAATCGTATAGCATCCGCTAGGCTGCTTGCAACTCATTTGCTATATGTTTTTACGCCGGCAGACCAAGTGCAGCCAAGGCCTTGGATCGCGCGGACGCCTTGCGCTGATCCTTGTTTGCAGAGTCGGAATCGTCGGTCTGAATGTACTGCGCCGATTCGAGGAAGCCGAAGGCGATGGAATCCCAAATGTCCGGCGACGGCAGGCCGTCTTTCTTCATGTCGTCCTTGCTCTGCAGCTGCCAGCGCGCTTTTTCGTCAAAGAAGAACGGGATGCGCGAGCCCTGATCGAGCATGTCTTTCTCGGCGTTGATCGGCACGCAAAAGCTGATGCGATTCTGCTCGACCGCGTACTTGAGGTGGACGTTCGACTGCGCGCGCTGGTTGAGGAAGCGCTCGCGGTACTCCTTGCGGAAGTTGAGCACGCCCCAGTTCACCTTGACGACGTTGGGCACCTCCAGCCGCTCCAGCAGCTTGGCGAACTGGACACCCTGGCCGCCGACGTCCACCAGCACAGTGCAGTTCGACAGCTGGCGCGCCTGATTGGCGACCATGGCGGCCGCGTCCGTCCAATCGTGGCTGTTGGTGAATATCGGGATGCCCATCACGTCCATGCGGCGGGGGTCCATCGACTCGGGACCGCCCTGGCCGATCACGCGCGCATGCACAGCGACCGTCTTGTCGCGGTAGATACCGGCCGCGACGTCCACCAGCAGCAGGTTGCCGTAGGGCTCGTCATCACCGATGACGCGCGGGACATTGATGCGGCGCTCGATGCTCTTACGGCTCAGCAGGTACTTATCCGAATGCTCAGGGAATCGGCCCTGCACCTTGATCTGGTATTCGACCGAATCGACGCCGCCGTATTCGAGCTGCTTATCTCGGATGAAGTTGTCCGAAACAATCGGCGACTCCTCAGAGTTGAACACCATGTTGTTCCACGGCCCGCCATTGGATGCGGCCAGCTTGTGGTGCGAGTCGTAGAAGAACCCCGACGAGCGCGTCGGCTGCGAAAACATGGCGAAGCGGTTGCGCTCATCGGTCAGGGCGCCGCCGATCACCATCAGGTTCGCATCAGGGATACCCGAGGCCTCGTCCGCCAGCCACAGCAGATAGGCACCGTGCGTACCGGCCATGCCTTCCGGCGAGCCGCGCGGAGCAGTCCGGCAGGTGATGAACCAGCGCATGCCGGCGCCTTTGACGTAGACCTTCTTGGCCTTGATCTCGAAGTATTCAGCGATCCAGCCATGCGGACCTTGCTCGATCACCTCTTTCAGGCCGGAAAACTCTTTCCAGATACCTTCTTGCAGGGTCGCGAGCTTGGGCGCGGTCAGATAGGTGTTCGAGTCGGCGTAGCAGAGCAGGTGCCAAAGCGACGTGACGGCGGCAGCGCGCGTCTTGCCGGTGTTGTGCAAAACGGTGAAATCGCCAGCCAGAAACTGGTGATCACCATCGAGCACAAAGCCGTAGTAATCATCCTCCCCCAGCGGTTCGCACGAGCGAATACTGAAATGAAGATTGCCGCGCTGCCTTGGCCCTGGCGGATGACGTTTGCGTGCGATCCGAACCGGGATCTGGTCGGTGTTTCGCCCGATAGTGACGCGCCAGTAGGTGCCCACCACACCATTGTTGCAGCAGGTTTTCTGTACGGACCTGATGGTCGAATGGCAGCCGACCGAGCGCGCGAGCCAAGCGATCTGGTGCGCCAGGCGCTCGTTCTTCTGAACTATGTCGTAGCCGGTGCTACCTTTATCGCAATGGCCATCTGTGTCGATGAGGCCAGCCAGCAAATCCAAGCGGCCGGCCTTAGATGCGTGCAGATAGACGTCGGGGATGTGCTTGTTATGGATAACGCCAAGCATCTGCAGGTGCGACAGCATTGGGTTGCTATTCTTGCCAAATCGCCCCATGCCACCGCTTGTAATACCCCATCGCGTCGCACTGCCGCAGTTGCCGCCACGATCCACTAGGCGGCAGGCAATGCTATCCGCGTAGCTCCCCAACTCACCCACTATCTCGGGATCAGCCGTCGTGAATGTAGTCTCTCGGCTATCCCCATCACCAAGCCACACGCCCATTATGTACGGCGGGATCGGCAGCGACTTCGGCTGATTCGCGAAACGCTCCACGCCACTGCGGTAGATCGCATGACAACGCTTCTTGTCTTCGCCCCAGGTCAGCCAGTCGCGCACCGTGACGGTGGTTTTCTGGCCTGCTACGCGCCGCCCTTTCGAGTTGGTTGCCACTAGGCAAAGGATGTGAGACTCGTTGAACACATGGCTGGTGCCGTCGGCGTAGGTGAACCGGTACATGGCCTCTCGGCCACGCTTCAACTCCAGCACCGTGCGATAGCTGTTACCGTCCGGTCCCATCATGCGGTCGCCAGTACGCACCGACTCCACCGGCACGACAGCGCCATCCGCGCGCATGACCTCGGTTCCTTTCGCGAAACACCCGTGCCCCGATGAAACCGTGGTTCGTGACCCAAACGGCGCCACGCTCTCGAACAATTCCATCTGCTGCCACGTAATCCGCGACATACCACAGACTTCAATGGCGAAGCGCGCCGCGTCAAAGGCGTATCGCTTTACAAAGGCTTCCCATCGCGGGTCAGCCGTCAGGGCTCGAATCTTGGTGGCCATACAGCTAAGAAGTCCGTTCTATTCGTGGCGTGATCGGTCGGTGTCCGGTATTGGGCACCGAACACCGTACAGCCAGCAGAACAGCAATTTACGTGACTATTTCCGCGTCACGCGGTCCCCGGTAGGGCGTAATCAATCACGATTGCGGCCAGTTGCTCGGGCGTGGTCGCGGCGCGGATGGCATCGTCAATGCCCTGGCGGCGACCGGTCAGCCAGGCACTGGCCTGCGCGAATGCCGAGGCCTTGGCATAGGTCCGGGCCAGATACTCGGTGCGCTCGATCCCGCGTGCCGAGGCTGCGATGTCAATCCAAGGCGTAGGTGTCGCCGGGTCAGCATGCCATGCCAGCGCTTCGGCGCGCTGCCGCTCCCAGGTTGCAATCTCGCTCGGCGGGTAGTCGGCGGTCAGGGCTGCGATGGCGGATTCGTAGGCGGTGTTGTTGTCGGCGGTGAGCTGGGCGGCCAGGCCAGGCAGCTGGTCAGCCGTCGCCGGTCGCGTATCAAGCAGTCGCCAGCCAGTACCCGCCCACTGCGCCACCTGCTCGCCTGTCACCACGGGCGGGGCAGTCGGCGTGCTGCGGCGTGGCATTGCTGCTCGCGGATCGGCCTGCATCTCGCCACAGTGAATGCCTTGTTCGTCCCACAGATACAGAGTGATCATGCGATGTCCTCGGCCTTGATGTAGGCCGTCACGCCCTCGATCGTCGGTTGGTTTGGCAGCTGGAACTGGGTGATCGGGTCGTAACTTGGGGCCTTTGATGTCGCCGCGTTGGTACTGCCGTTAGCCACGGCAACAAACAGCCCGTTGCCGTAGGTCACTGAAAACCAACCCGCGCTGACTGGCATCGCCTGCTGTGTCCAGGTAATGCCATCGGGTGAGGTGGCCGCGATGGCGCGGAAGGCGGTTATTGCAACGAACAGCCCGTTGCCGTAGGACACTGAGTACCAGTTCGAGCTAACGGGCATCGCCTGCTGCGTCCAGGTAATGCCATCGGGTGAGGTGGCCGCGATGGCGCTGTTGTAGCCCGCCGCGACGAACAGCCCGCTGCCGTAGGTTATGGCGCGCCAACCCGCGCTGACTGGTAGCGCCCGCTGCGTCCAGGTAATGCCATCGGGTGAGGTGGCCGCGATGGCGCTGTTGTTGGCTACGGCAACGAACAGCCCGTTGCCATAGGTCACTGAGTACCAACCCGCGCTAACTGGCATCGCCCGCTGCGTCCAGGTAATGCCATCGGGTGAGGTGGCCGCGATGGTATTGCTGTTAGCCATCGCAACGAACAGCCCGTTGCCATAGGTCACTGAGTACCAGGTCGCGCTAACTGGTAGCGCCCGCTGCGTCCAGGTAATGCCATCGGGTGAGGTGGCCGCGATGG